ATGCCAGTCTTCGAAGTGGTGAGCGGAGGTGACCGACGCAGTCTGATCAAGCGCTTCGAGCGCAAGAGCAAGCAGCAGGCCATCAGCGAACTGGTGGACTTCCACCTCCTCAGCTGCGCCAGCATCGAGAGGCTGGAGTTGGAACTGGCCAAGTACGAGCCGGACATCGCTGCCTGGCACGATGTGGCAGCCGAACGCCGCCGGCAGGTTGAAGCCAAAGGCTTCGACGCCAGCCATGACGACATGGCCACCAGAAGGCAGATTGCCAGGGCTGCAGGCTGCTATGCGCTCCATGCCGGCGGCATCGGCACGGACTGGCCGGACGGCATTCGGAATGGCTCGGCACTGTTCTGGCCCTAGGACAAGGAGTGGTGGAGGCCCAGGACGCCGCGCGAGAACCTGGTGCGCGCCGACGCCCTGGTCCTGGCCGAGATCGAGCGCCTGGACCGCGCCAGCGCATCGACGCAGGGAGGTGAGTGATGCGCACCCTCGGAGCGATCATTGAGGCCGCAAGGGCCGGCGAGAAACCGACCGTGGACGAACTCAGGTACGCCGTGTGCGCGCTCGACATCCTGATGACGTTCGACCGCAACGCCCTGTTCAAGCTGGCGGAGGCCGAACAGGAGGGCAAGAAGCCGGTCCTGGTCTACAGCCCCACCTGGCAACGGGACGAGAGCTTCAACCGGGTGAAGCGCGCCATGGAGAGGTCGCCCAAGGACTACCTCAGCCCGAACTATAACCCTGACAGCGCCGAAGTTCAGAAACGCCGCTGGGCAGCCTGTCGGCTGTACGAGCAAGCGACTCAGCGCCACAAGCCGGAGACCACCGACCATGCGTAACGCCCTGCTCATAATTGCGGGTGCAGTCCTGCTCGGCCTGGCGGCTGTTGGCACGATCATCGCCGTCCCCCTGGCCCCGGCATTCACCGCCCTGCAGTGGGGCTGTCGCCTCTAACCCCTCCCCCTTTTCACCCAATTCATGTTCATGCCGCTCCGACCACCGGTGGCGCGGCGAGGTATTGCCCATGGGAGCAACAGAGAAAATCACCTACCACGTCGCACCCGGGAAGTGGGTGCAGCAGGAACTTCTCCCCAGCCTTTGGGGAATCAGCACCGAGGCGGCTAAGAAATACCGCCTGAGCGGCGTGTGGTTGGAGGACAAGCACTGGAAGAAGGACCCGGCCAATCGCGTGATCTACTGCGTCGCTGCGATTGACAACTGGCTGGAGACGGACCTGTGAGCAAGGAGAAACCCAAGCTCCCTACCGGCATCAAGGAACTCCCCAAGGGGGTTGAAATTAACGGCTCCCGACTACGAATCCATTTCATGTACCGGGGTGCTCGTTGCCGCGAGCCGATGCCCGGCAAGAAGATCACCGCTGCCTCCATCAAATACGCCGGTAACAAGCGGCTGCTGGTGGTGACCGAGATTGCCGAGGGGAAATTCGACTATGTGGCGCACTTCCCGGAATCGAAGCGAGCACTGGCATTTGCCGGTGAAGTAGGCACAGATCCAGACCGGACGGTAAAACAGGGCGTCGACCGATGGCTGACGGTCCAGAAGGAAAAGCGGGCCTCCAGCACCATCATCAACTACACCAGCAAGGCAAATCATGTCTTGGCCTGGAAAGGGCCGCGGAAGATCAGAGACGTCAGTAAAAGCGATCTGGAACTGTTCCAGGCCAGCCTGCTCAAGCAGGGCCTGGCCCCGAAGACGGTCAACGACATCTTCACCATTGTCCGCGGTGTTTGGGCCGATGCCTTCGGCGATGGGATCATCAAGGCCAACCCGCTCGACCGAATCACCAACATCCAAGGAGACGACGAGCAGGAGAACGCCGACCCATTCACCCGAGATGAGATCGACCTGATAGCCGCAGCTGACCCATCGTGCATGCCGAACGTTCGCATGATTCTGTTCAACTGCTGGGCGGGACTCAGCGTGAGCGAAATCATCGCTTTAGGCCGTGATGATATTGACCAAAAGGCGGGCGGAGTCTGGGTTCGGCGAGCGCGGGTTATTTCGGAATACAAGGTGCCGAAAGAGCGCAGCCGACTCAGGTTCGTGGAACTGATCGACCCAGCCCTGGACCTACTGGACGAGATCCTGAAGGATTCCGCCGAGTCAGCCCCCCAGGTGATCGCCGTCACCCAGCGGGATAACATCACGCAACGCACGGAAACCGTACAGCTTCTATTCCGAAACTGCATAAGTGGACTGCCATGGACGGTGCAGTCGGTGAGAACGTGGTTCAGCAAGCACCTGAAGCTCGCAGGAGTTCGACACCGTGGTGCCAACCAGTGCCGCCATACCTTCGCCAGCCAGGCGCTGTCGAGCTATGTTCCGGTCGAGTGGGTAGCGCGCCAGCTCGGACACACCGACACAACGATGGTGCGCAAGCACTATGGCAGGTGGATACCGGCCGATACCAAGAGCATGGCCGGCCTCGTATCGCAGATGATGGGGTTCCGTGGATCGGGCGCAGAGGCGTCTAGAGAGGTGCAGGAGGAGCAAAATCTGTCCTAGATTTGTCCTAAACCGCCTACCCGGAAAAGACAAAGCCCCCGAAATGCTATGCATTTCAGGGGCTTTGGCCATTTGTAATGGCGGAGAGATAGGGATTTGAACCCTAGGAGCCATTGCTGACTCAACGGATTTCGAATCCGTTTTCAGGGCCCATTCTGCGCTGCCTTCATTCCGCAACACCAGAATCCATGCACCATTCACGCATTGCGCTTCATGTTCATGAATGGCTGTTTGGGGGATTCATTCCCCCAGGATTCCCCCATCTGCCCATTCCGGGCGCCCTACTCCCCCAAGATTCGCTTCACATACCCCTGACACGCCGTCAGTTGCCGGATGGCATCGTCCCCTCGGTTGGCTATGGCGACAATTCGATCAGCAGATCCCGGGTCAAGGTCGGCTCGACCGGCTGCATGATCCACGCCTCCGGTGCCGGCGGCGGTGGACACTTCGGCGGCGGCACTGCAACCACTGACGCGGACTGACAACCGGCGCTGAGCAGTGAGCAGATCAGCACGAAGCTGAGCGTTCTGATGCTGGGCATCGGTGTACTCCTGGTATCGGGTAGCGGAATCCTGCTGGACAGCCTTGGCAAGCGCCTGACGCTGTTCGTTTGCTTCCTGCTGGGCCTTTGCCGTGGCGAGGTTGATCGTACTCAGATCAGCCTGGAAAGCGGCCTGCTGCTGCTCGATCTGCTGGCCCAGCCTCCATCCGTTTGAAAGCCAGCCAGAAGCGAAGGCGCAGAGCAGGGCCGCTACCAGGGCGAGTGGCTTCCAGTAGCTGAGCCAGGTCATACCAGCACCGCCTTGGCCTTCTCCCACAGCGCCAGGCGATCCGCCTGACCGTTCAGGCCGCCGTTGATGCGCCGGGTGATGTCGTCGAAGCGCCCTGCATCAGCCAGGTCGTTCAGGCCATTGGCCGACCACCACCATGCAGCCGACATCGCAGCGAAATCCGCCTGCTCGAGCAGTTCCGGCTGATCTTCCAGGGGCTGACCGATACCGGCGCCGGCGGCGCGGTAGTTCGCCCGGCCGGTAACCATGATCAATCCGCGCCCCCGGTAGAGCCAGCCGTCGCCAGAGCTGGCCGGGCCGTTGCCGTTCCGGCCGGCGTAGGTGTTATTTGCGATCGCCTGCGGATGTCGCGCCAGGTTCAAAGCCAGGGCGTTCGGCTTACCGGCAGCGTCCGCATAGCGCTTCGGCCAGACGCGCGCTAGGCCAGCGGCGTCGTAGTTGAGGTTCTCGACCAGGCGAGTGAGCTGCGCGCTCTCGTGCCCGATCTGGGCCAGGAACGCGGCCATGCGCACGCTCGACGTGATCTGGTAGCGCTGCATAGCGCGGTTTAGCGCGGGCACAAAAAAGCCGGCACGAGGGCCGGCATTCGGGAGGATCTGCAGCAGCTGCTGCTGGGTGAGTGGCATTACTGACCTCCAGAAACAGAAGACCCGGCGCTAGGCCGGGTCTGGTTGTAGTGCGTTGCTCCGCCGAGCCGGACGCCGGCCCACATGATCCGCGCTCGCCAGGCCGCCACACCCTCGGCGCGGAGCGCGCGATAGAACACCGCGTCGCAGTCCTTCCGGGAGAGCTGGCCGGTGGTGTACAGCCGGTCGTGGATGGTCGCCGCCAAGTTGCCATAGCCGGCCACCAGGGCGAAGAACACGAAGAGCACGACGTTGTGCAGCAACTGCAGGCTGGCGAAATCCGTCAGGAACCCGGCCGGCGCGGTGAAGGTGCCGAGGTCGTCCTCGAGCACCAGGTCAGCCAGCAGCCGGTGATTCCACTTCCCCAGCTGCTCGGTCTGCAGCGTGGTCAGGAAGCGGCTCATGTCGGCCAGCCTTCGTCGAGCATCGACTCGGTGAAGGTTCCGGCGTCGACCTCCTCAGCCAGCGCCTTCTCGTGGTCGTAGCACGCCTGGATATAGGCGCGCATGCCCTTGGCGATCGCCAGGATCTGGGCGGAATCCATCGTGACCCAGGCCCCGTCCGCCGCCTTCCAGTTGCAGCTGTAGGTCGAATCAAGCGTTGCCTCCAGGGCAGCTCCGGTGATCTTGACCTGGCTTGTATCGCTGGTATCGACATGCACCCCATTCAAGTCGGTGCCGGCCTGCACCTGCTGCCAGCGGCGTTCGGCGATGCGGGCTTTCAGAGCTTCAGGGCTCGGTGCCGGGATGGCCGGCGCGGCCAACTCCCCGTTGTCGTAGGCCCAGCCGGTGGAAACCTCGACACCATCGGGAACCTCAACCCACACCAGGTCGGGGTGGAACATTTCGCTGATGTCGCCATCCGTGGAGAACAATTCGACAACAACGCCGGATTCAATTCGTGCGTAGTTTTTCATTTAGGCATACTCGTAGACGATGACAATACCAGGCTGTCCGGCAACGGATGCCTGAGCGCTGCTGGACTGAGGATTGGCGGAACCACTGGAACCCGAACCATATCCATAACCCGCGCGTGCCCCAGTCCCGTTCGGTGCATGAGCTCCGGCACCAAACATGGAGCCACCGCCGGCGCCCCCATTGCCGTTGGAACCACCACCAGGTGCGGTAGCCGTATTGAGGGCAAATCCAAAAACACCAGGCTGACCAGGCATCCCAGTGATATTGGCCCCGCTAGGCAGAGTCCCGGCCGCAGGCGTCGCCCCGTTTACGAAAGGTGGCGTAGCGGCTGCACACCCTTGGCCACCAAGACCGCCAGGGCAGCTCAGCAGCGCGCCAAAACTTGTAGTCCCACCATTTCCGCCGCTATTTGCACCCGCAGCAGCAGCGGTGCCGCCCGCACCGATGGTCACGGTTACACCACTGAAGCCGCTCGTGAACCGGCTTTTCCCGTATGCACCTCCATGGCCACCGGATCCAGTTGCCAATTGACCGGAGCTGGTTGCAGCAGCACCGCCGCCGGCGCCACCACCACCAACCGCTTCGACCACTACTGACTTGGTACCTGTAGTGGGGGTATAGGTGCCACTAGCGGTGAATACCTGGATGCCAAGGAGGCGGCCAGCAGAGAAGTCCTGCCACCCTGCACCACCGGTATCAGGGTTGGTGCTATTGTTCTCCGCCGTGCAGAGCCACGAACCCGAGCCGTCCGTTTTTTGCAGAACGGCACCCTTCGGATAACCACCGATTGCTGCAGCAAAAGCCGAGTCATAGACAAACCGGCCGCCAGCCGAAAGCCACTGCTGGATGGCGGTGATGTCATAGAGGATGCCGTTCATGTCGGTACCGAACGGAGGAACACCCCCTGCAACAACCGGCGTCCTGGTCAGCGGCGGAAAGCCGTCGGTGAAGGATGCGCGGCCATCCGTGATGCCAATTTGCGAAGCGACCGGAATGATCTGCTTGTCGCCGGAATCAGCAAACGGCTTCTGGATCTTGGTTGGTGCGTTACTAGCTTGCATAGATGATTCCGCCTTCTCCGAGGAAAACGCCTTGGTCGAATGGTTGTCCGCCGGCCTCTGCGAAGCCGAAGGTGGTAGAGGGATCAAGCTGAAGGATCAGGCTTAGGGAAACGCCTGCAGGTCTTGCGATAGCGCCGGAGCGCAGGATAATCGCGACATCCACTGCCGAGAGATCGAACTCGAACACGAAGCGCATTCCCATGCCGCCCGTGTCCTGGACATAGCAACGGCCTTTGCTGCCGAAGATGAATCGGAGCATTCGGTTCATCGATGGAGCGGTGCAGTCGGAGATGTTCGACATGGCCTTCAGCAGGATCAACTGCCGATAGGCCTCATCTGAGAGCGCGTAGGTCTGCGTGGGTAGCGGGCCGTCATAGAACGGTGCCTGGTCGAACGGCTGAACACCGGTTGATGCCGTTGACTCGGTGAAAGCCTCATCGAAACCGAAATAGGTGACGGCCTGATCGACTTGGAGCAGGCGCGAGACATTGACGATCTTCCCCCAGATGTCGAGGCCGAAACCCTGCGCCGTGGCTACGTTCCAGACGACATCGTAGAAGGCGTCGATATCTGCCGATGGATCGATGCTCTCGTTGAAGTACTCGAGCAACCCGGTAATTGTTGGGCTGTTCGCATACTGTGCCAGGAAGGTATCCCGATAGTTGTTCATACCAGGAGCACCTGAATGTTGGAGCTATCGAGCGTCGGGCGCTGGTCGATACCGAAAGCCAGGGAAACGGCTGCAGCAGCAGACGTGAAGCCCATGGTGATCGACTCGATGTTGACGTTGGCATTCACCGCGGCGACGCCTGCGTAATAGCGCCCGGCATAGATGGTCGATCCGATCCGCGCCCTACTTCCGCCGTCGGCCCCATTGAACGAGTTCACAACCGCAGTACGCACCAGGTCGACGATGTTGGCTGGAAGCAACGGATCGGTGGCGATCTGGATTTTGAAGAAGGCTGGAGTCGCGTCAGGTGTTTTCCATGTGACGGTGTACTGCGGATAAGGCTTCTCATAGCCCTCCGAATCCTCGATGACGTAACTGGTATCGCCGTTGTAGTTGCATCCAAGAGATTTCTTCATCCAGATCGCCGCAGCGACATCAGCAGCGGCTCCACCGACCACGGCGACGTAGACGGAATGGGCAGCAAGCGGGTAACTCGTGGCGCCATAGTTCACAACCGAGCCCGATGGGTTATCGACCACATAAGCATCGAGCACGTCGGAGACAGCGAGCACTCGCCCCAGAATCGACTGAGTGGAGTTCACGCCATTCGCGGCGACCGACAGCTTGCGACGATATTCGAAGTCGGCGCGCGACTCGACGTCAGTCCCCAGTGTCCCGGCGGCAAGGTTCTCCACTCGATCCCATCCAGGAACCGCTGAGTAGATCTTCGCCAGGTTGCCGATCGGGCAAGCGATGGGGCCCGTGGTGGAGTTCTGGAAGTCGATATCCACCGAGCCACTGGTCGGGATCGTGGCATCGGCCAAGCTGAAGTAGATGTAGCCGTTGGTGTCTTGGGCGGCAGAGCCTGCGGGAATCACCGTGCCTACAAGACCAGTGCAGGTGCCAGTCACCACAGTTCCCGAGGCAGCAATGCGCTCAAGGAAGTAGATGCGGCCGATCGCATCCTGCCAGCGGCCATCAGCCTTGTCTGGGTCGACGTTGTTGATGACCTCAGCAATCTGATCGTTCTTGTCGCCGATAATGGCGGTCGTGGTCTGAGCAATCTGCCCTTGAGGGGTGGTCAAGCCCGGGTTTACGCCGCCACCGAAGGCCTGGTTGATGTCGGCCTGAACACCGGTGAGGATGTCCGTTTCCTGTGGCAGAGCGATGCCATTGGCATCGATTACCACGCTGGGGACGTTGCTGGTCATTAGAACGAGACTCCCGCTTCCTGTCCGTCGGTATCGATGATCTGGATTTGGCCCGTCAGTCCGCGCTCAGTGAACGAAACGGCGATCGTCTTGACCTCGGCCACCTTGGGTACGGTCAGTGCGGCCACTTCGATCTTTTTCTTAATGAGGGAAACCGGTGGATACTTGCCGAGGATCTGCTGCCAGTACGGGAGACCTTGGGTGGTGTCGTACCAGCACTCCCCGAGGAATGTTCGAACAGCGCTGGCGACGTCCTGGGCGATGGCATAGGGTTCAGCGGCCAGCGCCACGTTACCTTCCCCGTCCAACACCAAATCCCACGCGCTGCGGTCGAGTAGCAGTGTGCTTGCCATGTGAGGTTCCGATTGAATCTTCCAGTTGAGATGCCCGACCTTCCCGAACTCTCCCAGCGCTATGCACTGGTCATTGCGTTCCAGTCGTCGCGCGCAGCCGATTACCCCATCGCACTGTCATTGGCGCGACGGGCGAGCTACTTCGTGGAGGTGACTAAAGGCAGCGTCGACTATCACGTGGCTGCGTTTGAGTCCACGCCAGCGGATATCGCTCGGGCGGTGTCGATCGCCGACATGCTGGCCAGAGTGAAGGGCACGTTCTTTTCAGTCAGAGGCAGGCTGTTCAAGGACGACGGAAACGTGCTGCAGGTGCTGCATTGCCTGAACGAGTCATTCCGGGTGAAGGACTACCGGTCGCATTGTCACGTGATCTTTCCAACCCAGTTCTCGCAGGGCATTCCGCAAGTGCACGTCAAAATCCCCCACCTGGGAAAGAAGGACATGCTGGTGATCCCATGCGCCTTCGCAGCCAAGTACACCGGCTGGGCGCTGACGAAGGATCACCCTGGAACACTGCAGGATCAGTTCCGCGACGTCTGTGTGACGCATGGCTGCGACTGGTGTCCGAGATGTAATCCTGACGACCTGCAGCCGCCTCAGGTGCTCGGCGGTCCCGATGTACCGCTGCCGGTCGTGACGCCGGTGTGACGGTGCGTCTTGTCGATCGACACGCCATCGTTCTTCACTGTGCCGCCGTTCACTTCCAGGTTGCCGTTGATGGTGGTGTTGGCGTCGATCACCGCGGTGGGAGCCTGAATGTGCACCTGCGTCGGCGACACCATTTCGATGCCGCTCTCGCTGAAGCGAACGTACTGCGCCGGTGCCGCGGCGATGATGCTACCCAAGTAGACCGCATCGGCCGGATCGCTCTGCCGGCTTGAGCCTGGAGGCGCCTCGCCCTTCGAGGACTTCACGGCGCTGATGTCGCGGTCGCAGAAGACGGCGATGCCGATGTCTCCCGCCTTGGGATCAAGGATCACAGCATTCGCTCCACCTTGAACGCGCATATAGGGAGCGTTGTAGATCGTCGCATGTGGCGTTACATCACCCTCGCCATCGATCTGCTGCACGAGCGGGAGCAGGCTCACGTAGCCGATCGGCGAAATCCCTCCTGCATTCGTAACCGTGAGTACCTTCACCGGCCTGGCTGTCCACCGCCCGCTGAAGAACGCACGAATCATTGCCTCAAGCGCGTTGACGTCGCCGTGCTTGTCGGCCGTGCCCCAGGAGAGGCTGATAGCTACCATTTGGAGACATTCAGGACCAATCCTTCTTTCGCGAGTCGCATCGTGGTAAACCATGGCCCTTGCGGGTAGACCGTGCTCAGTTCATGCCTCATGGAGTGAATCACCCACTCACCTCGTGCCTTCTCGACCGAACTGTCCAGGTGCACTCGGCGCCCCAGAGAGGCCTCTGGGTTGAACTCAGTGACGATCTGGATGCCGGTGCTGGTGAACACTGGGTAGCCAACGAGGCCGGTGGCTGGTGATATCTGGAGAAAGTCTTCTCCAAATGCCGCGCCATTCGGCCAGATGGAGACAATCCCGTTCTCGATTTTGCAGAGCACCCGGGCAGCGTTGCACACCGACTTCAGCTGTTGGATCAATGTTCCGGGAAGATTCGGATTGCTCAGCTGAACGGATACTCCATGGTTCTCGAAGCCATACCCCCATCTGCTTGGCCAGGGCCTCGATGATCGTTGCAACATCGGTGCTACCTTCGTAGCTGTTCGCTGCCGCCGGAGCCACCTGGAACAGGTAGCCCGGCCGCGCATTCAGGTCGAACGCCACATCTGGAGCCCCGGAGTAGTTCACCACGCCGGCGATCATGGTCCCGTCGAAGATCTTCTTGATGCCCTTGATGAGATCGCCTGCGCTGACGCTGATGTCCGCGCCACGCACCGCCAGGGCATGCAACTGGTTGGTGCTGAACTTGTTCATGTCGGTCATCTTCATGCCGAACACGCGCAGCTGCAACTCGCCCAGCGTCAGGATTCCACCGGACTGGGCGAGGATCAGTTCTACCCTGTGTCCGCGGAGCGAAACCTTGTCCTGCCCCCTATCGTTCAGAGCTCCGTCAGGGAGGCGAAATGTAAGTTCGATTTCCCTTGTGACGAAGCTCATGGAGGTTCCTATTTGACCAGGTATTCAGTTGGTGAGCGCAGACAGAGCCCGTAGTAAGCGGCTGCGGCGTCGTGGGGCGTCGTCAGGAACGTCCTGTCATCGGCGAAGACGTGATCGGTGATGCGATCAGCCCAGACGCGATGCGGCATGTCATAGAGACTGGCATCGGCCAGTTGCCTGCCGATACCTGCCTTTGTCTGCTCCAGTGTCCAGCCTTCTTGTCGCGCCGAGACGATCCAGGCATAGCCGTTGGACTGCCGCACGCAGCCGAGCGTGATGCGATCTGCCTCGATCTGTTGAGCCGATTTCACCACTGGCGCAGGTTTTGCCACTCCGATCTTTGGTTCCGCACTATCCGGTACACCTTTGGCATGGCGTACCAGAAGGCATTCCTGCTCGGATGGCATCGGGATGCGCTGCTCGACCAGGATGGACTTCTCCATCCTCATGCAGGTCATCAGCAGCACCTTGTCCGCGCTGAGCTGCTCTGCCATTGCTGCCGGCGCCATCAGGGCGACCGCCAATATCCATGCCTTCATGTCCATCTCCACTGATTGCCTGGATCAAGCATATCTGCGTTCAGAGGGCCTATGCAGTCACCGATATCGTCTTGATCCGCTTCGGCGCGACAGGAGTCGGGATGGTGTGTGCGCCAGTGCTGACGGTTTCCTGCAAGGATGTACCGTCGTCGTAGTCGTAGGTCAGCGTGGTGAAGCCGGAAGGAACAGTGATCGATGCCACATCAGCAGCGCGGGTTACCTGGGCGCTGGTGGTGGGGATGATGCTGGTAGGGAAGGCACCAGCTTCGATCTGTGCGCCCCACACATAAATTCCAGAAACACCATCGCCAACAAATTCGGCAGCCTTTGAGTTGTCATAAACCCACACGCCAAGGCTCAATGTCGTTGCGCCGACTGATGCCGTCGCACTCATACTCAGCCGATATATTCCGTTTCCAATCGGTTCAATTTTTGATGCAGCGGATGGATTCGTTATTACCCCATTGGCAAGATCCGCAATTGCATCAACCAGATATCCCACGCTATCGCCAATCCGCAACCTGACGAAGTTATAGCCTGCCGCTTTTACATAAAACGAAAGAGCGTTAATCGAACCTCCCGAAACTGCTACAGACTGACTGATTTGATGATTTCCACTCACAGTTGTGGGCACAAGTAAGTCCATGGATGTCGTACCGTCTGGCGCAATTGCCACATCCTCGACAACGGACATTCGTGTTTTTGACCAACTAGCATTCCCAAACTCAGACGATCTCAATAACAGGTTGGTCCTCTGCTCCTCCACCAGCAGCCCGCGCAGCGCCAGCGTCACGGGATCGTAGTCGAAGCGGGGTTGATCATTTGCTGCTACCTGGAGAACGGCAGCCGGATCGAAGTAAGTGCCGATGCTCGGTCGAGTGAGCGACATGATCCCCGGCAGTGAAGTGGCCATGGTGAAGGTCTGGCCGATCTTCACGGTTTGAGCGGAGGTCGCGGTGCGGCCGAGGTTGTCCTTTGCCGTCAGCGTGAACGAGACAATGGTCAGGCCTGCGGTTGGCGTTCCGCTTACGACGCCAGTTCTAGAGTCCAGCGAAAGACCAGCAGGCAGAGAGCCAACCACACTCCAGGAGATCGCCGAACTGTTCATCTGACCTTGCAGAGTAATCGAGGACGAATACGGAACACCCCGCACTCCGTTGTTCAATGCGCCAGTCAGCACCAGCGGATGCGCGGAAGCCCATGCGTTGGCGGCGTTGATCCTTGTCTGGAAGTCGATGGAGGTCGAGGTAGTTTTCTCTATCAGGTCTTCTGGCGACAGGTACATCAGTACCCATCGGCTACCTAGGCCCGAATAAACAGGATCATCCGTGCCTTCGGTATCCATGAAGGCCAGGTCGCCGATGAATCCCAGATAGGCCTGACGCACACAGCGAACGCGGTCCCGGCACAGAACCCCGGCCAGGATGGTCTCGCCCTCCAAAATTACATCCAGGTAAATACCGGTCGATTGCTGATAGACGTTCAGCACGCAATTCTGCTGGGCGAGCACAACCTTGAGCGTCTGCGAGGCGACGGCAGCGAGCGGGATGATCTGCATGGAGTTCTCTAGGCGATTGCGCTGGCGTCGAAGGACGCTTCCTGCTGGGTGTTCGGCGTGACAGGCTGGACGGCACCGATGCTGGTCACCGGTTGGCCCTGGGGCTCTGCCGTGGCCGAGTAGATGGCCACTGCCGTCTGCCTGACCTCTTCGAACTGGGCATCAACGGTCAGCAGGGTTACGCCCTGACTTGATGTTCTCCGATAGTCGAAGCGCACTAAGTTGACGTTCTGGTACGTGAAATCCGGGGTGGCGAGGTCGTAGAGCTCGGTCGTCTCCTTCAGCAATTCCAGCTGCTGGAGGAACTGATCCCGCGACATCGCCCCTTGACCTCCGCACGTCATCAGCAGGCGGATGTCGTAGGGCAGCGCGACCTTGTTGTAGGACGAGAACGAACCCATTTCGACCGGGCATTTGGAGATCCTTTGTTCCCCTCGGTAGTCGAAGGCGATCACCGAATCGGGCAGGATGATCTGGGCGCCGTTCTTGTCGTACAGCCCCCACTCAGGACCAAGCACCCCATCCAGGAAGCCGAAGAAATCGGCCCCCAGAACCGTTCCAAGAACTCCGGTGACCGCGCCAATTCCCACTGCGCTCCGGCGCACATCAGGCACGCCGGGCGCAATGGGAACGTCCGGGAAGTCGATCAAGGACATCAGTTCATCCCCGTGGCGGAAGAGTTGATCAGTTGGTTCTGGCGGATGGCCTCGCTCATGTCGCGTGCAATCCCCGGAGCGTCGGTGGCCTGCGTCTGGACGGTGATCTGTCCGATATTGACGTCGTTGTTGGTGGTCGAGACCTGAGACGGGGACAGGTTCGCACCGGCACCGATGCGCATCTCGCCAGGGCGAACGCCCATCTGATCGCGCTGAAGGGCTAGGCGCTCTTCCGCGGTCATCTGGAATTGGTCACCGGCGGTGTTGCCGTAGATCGACTGCGCCAACATTCCACGTCGGCTAGCCTCAGCATCGGCACGTGCAGGGCGCTCATACTGCCGGGAGACGATTCCCCCAGCCTCGTAGGCAGAGCGCGCCTTGCGCAGTGCATCCCCCGCGGATTTCTCCTGGCCTTGAGTGAGCTCGTAGTGGATGAACGCCAGTTGCTCGTCCAGGGTTGAGGCACGGATGTCCTTGCCAGCAAACGCATGGAACTGGCGCTGACGGTCTGGATGCCATTGTGCAACCCCGTAGGCCTTCCCGCCATCTCCCACTGCGGATGGGTTGAAGCCGCTCTCGACACTCAGGTTCGAAGCAATGCCCACGGCCTGCTCACGGCTCCAGCCCTTCGACTGGAAGTAGTTCGCCACGTAGTCAGCCATGGGCCTCCCGCCGTTGACCTTCCCATTCGCCGCATCCATGGCGTTGACCGAATCCTGGGCACTTTCTACGCCCAGGGCTGCAGCACCGCGGTTCAGCCATTCGCCGATGAAGTCGCCAACAGCGGTCCCGCTGATGAAGTTGTCGTTGAGATAGGTGCCAGCCTGATAGCCGGCGTATCCAGCCACCCCTATTGCGCCCAGGCGCGACGCCATGGCCAGGGCACTGCCACCCATTCCCAGGAACATTCCGAGCCCCTTGGAAGCCACGGCAAAGGCCGCGCCGAGGGCCAGAATCTTGGTAGTCGCCCCTCCAGTGTCCTGGTCAAGGTCGCGGAGCATCTGCACCAAGTCTTTCCCGCCCTCCACCAGGTCGGTGAAGAACTTCTGAATCTCAGTCCGGTGCTCGTTCACCCAGCCGCCAAAATCCCGAAGGTTCTTGGTCAGCTCGACCAATGCAGGTCCCATGGCCTCGAAGATGGCCTGCCCCACTCCATTGGCCTGGGCGGTGAACTCGCCCCATACCCGCTGCGCTTCCTGGGCGCGCTTGACGCTCTCTTCCGTGACGCCGGACGACTTGTACATCTCGCCGTACAGGTCCTGCACGGCCTGCCGGCCCTGCCGGAGGATGTTCAGGGTTCCCTGGTCAATCCCCAGACTCTGAGCAATGCGGATCTGGTCCTGGGCGTCATAGCGCTGAAGAGCGTCCGCAACGTCCAATAGCACGTCCTTGAATGGACGCATCTTTCCGGCGGAGTCAGCCACGTTCACGCCAATGGCGCGGAACATGCCAACAACCGGAGAGTCCTCGCCGAGCTTGAACGCCTCGATGCCCGAAGCGATGTTCTGCAAACTGGACTGGAAACCCTCCGCCGAGCCACCAACGGTCTTGACCGTCTTGCCCCACGCATCCAACTCCCGGGCGCTCATGTCGAGGTTCTTGGACAGATACCCCAGTTCGGCCTGCCCTTTCACCGCGTTACTGATGAAGTCCTTCAGGCCGTTGGCACCGATCGCCACCGCGAACAGGCCAAGCAGTTCGTTCCGCACGCGGCGGAAGCCCTCGGACATGATCTTGGCCTGAGCTGCGATCTGCTTGGCGCTGGCCTCGGATTCACGCACGAAGCGCTTCTGCGCATCAGCCGCCTCCTTCTCGCCTTTCTTGAAGCCGGACGAATCCAGCCCCAGCGTGACGACAAGGGCGTCGATGATCGTGGCCATGCGTTAATCCTGGGAGGCGAGATTGCGGTTGTGGGTGTCCACCGAGTTGACCTCGATCAGCCACCACAGGTCTTCCAGACCGTAAACGGTATCGAGCTCGTGGAGCGTCGCCAGGCGCGAGGAAATGACCGTGGCGATGGTAGGCGGCAGGTTCAGGTAGTCGACGATACCGTGTCGTCTTATGCCGGCGACGGGACCGAAGTCGATTGACCGTCGCCGATAGAAAAACCCGAGTGCAGGCTCAACACCTGCGCGCGGATTTTCAGCCGGGTGGCGATCTCTTCGATGTCGTCTTCCACCAGCGGTCGGATGATGGAAGGATTCGACGTGCTGGGCATGATCTGCACGCAGGCCATCATCTCATCCATCAGGGGCTCTGCCTGGTCGAAGGGGATCTTGGCCAGGGCCTGAACGCCCATGCGCACGATCCCGGCAAATCCAAGGTCGGTAATGCCATCAGGGAGCTCGACGCCGGATTGAGCCATGGCCAGGAACGCACGCATGGCCCACTTCTCGGCCTGGGAAGCCGGCATCTCGGTGATGACGAACACCTTGCCTTTGTCCCGTCCGGCGTCCGTCACCTGGTACTGAGCAGTCTTGCGAGCCATCAGTTGTTCTCCGCGATCACGCGTTCCCAGGTGATGATGAACGGCACCGGCTGCAGGGTGCGGCGGTTACCCGGGAAGGGGTTGCCGCTGGTGAGCACGCCGTTCTGCAGAGAATACTTCCTACCAATGGCGGGAAGGATCACGGTGCCATTGCAGCGGTAGACCTCGCGCGCGGTACGCTGGGCCAATTGCCAGTTCTCGAAGATGATCAGGGATGGCGAGTCCGGCATGATCGTGATCGTCATGCGCGTCGGGTTGAAGATGAAGCCGGCCGACATGTGCCCATCCACGCCCATGACGATTTCGGCCTGCTCCACGGCATCCGCGGTGAAGGCATCATCAGCCGCGTACCCCTGGATGCTCTGCGGAGACGGATACAGATCGTTTACCGCGATGGCGAGACTGGAGTTCGCCGAAGTGATAGTTGCCATTCGGTGCGCTCCTTACTGGATTTCGATCGAGGCGAGAGTCAGGCGCTGAACGCTGCCGCCATCGGTGTAGTACAGCGTCATGCTCGGGCTGCGCCGTTCCGCACGGATGGCAGCGGTAGCCGGCACGATCTGCAGGTAGTAGCCCTTGGCTTCCAGGGCGGGACTGATGTCCGAACCCACGGCGAATTGGATCTCGGCCTTCTGGGCATCCGACAGGGCCACACCGGTGCGAATGGCGCCGAAGTTCACCGCGGCAGCGATGGGGTCTTGGCAGGCCGCATCAATCAGTGCATAGCCCTGGTTGTTATAGGGAATCGAGCCCACGTTCTGCAACAGGGTGATCATCGCCAACTGCAGGTTGGCGTTCAGCCAGATCTGGTTCAGGTACGAATCCACCCAATCCCATTCGCCAGAGATGCTGCCCGGGTACATGAAGTTGAAGTTCTGGGTTGCGTTCGCGTAGACGCCGTAGAAGTTGTAACCGTTGGCCTCCAAGGCCGACGCATCCGAGGCATTGCTCGCCGATGCCGCCAGGCCGGACTGGTTGCGGAGCGCCAGAGTGGCGCGGCCATTCAGGCGGTCGAAGTCCAGGGAGGCCGCGAAGCCCAGCACGAAGGCCGCATGAGTCTGGTCGCCGAACACCGGGATCGAGCCGGCCAGCTGATTGGTCTGCAGGTAGTAACCCCAGGTGGTGGTGTTGCCGGCCACCTTCGCGTTGACGTCGGTATCCCAGCCGACATAGGCATAGCGGTCGTTCTGGGCGTTCGCCCAGTCGGAGAATGCCTGTTTATCCGCGATCACCGGCTCCCAAGTGGTGGTGAAGCAGCCCCAGTTTTGGGTGGCTGCTACAACGCCCGGCATGGCGGTCGCCGGGGTGGCTGCAACGGCGCCGGCGGAAGTGATGGCGCCGGTGGCCTGGGTCAGTTTGAGGCTGGCCGACAGGGTACCAGAGGCGAAACTGACCGAGGATGATGCACCAGTGGTGCTCGAAGTGAATACGAAAGCAGCATGCTGCGCGTCGTAGGTCACGGTGCCGCCCAGAGAGGTGAAACCGGCCTGGATGATAGTGGCAGCATTCGAGAAGCTGGTGGCCGCACTGAGGTTGATGCTGCTGGAGGTCTTTGCCACGCCGTCGATGGTGACGGTGAGGACGCCGGAGAGCGCCTTCAGCTGGGTCAGCGTCATGGATGCCAGCGAGCCGCCACGCAGGAAGCCGGCCACCGGAGCGGTCGGATAGGCCCAGAAGTACAGCAGGCCCGGGCGCTTGGTGCAGTTGGTGTAGCCTTTGAAGTAGATGCCGGCCATCTGCGCTTCGACTGAGGAAGCGCCGAAGTAGTTGATCACGTCCTGGGCAGTGGCGAACGGAACCGCCTGGCCGACGGGCAGGTAAGCGTTCTGCGAGAGGATCAGGCCATTCAGGTCGACCGCGCTACCGGCAGCAGCCAGCACGCCCGGATTGACTTGGACAATCTGGGAGATTGGGATAGTGGACATCAGGGTGCTCCTGGCGGGAACTTGGTGTCGACCTCGGCGAGATCAATCTGCAGGGCGTCTGCAAACTGCTGCGGCGAAGTGACGGTTGGGTTGAATTGCATGTACAGCTCGAACGTCCAGCGATCCTCGTACTGGGCTTCGCTGTTGGTCATGACGTTCTGCTTGGGCTCCGTTGCGTAGAACGGCTGCAGCGGGCCCGAGGCCATCAGGTCCGTGGCGTACTCGCTGCGGAACAGGGTGGCGATGATGTTCGAGTTGGCAGACGCGCCAGGGCCGTAGACATCGAGCTGGACCCGGAACTGGGTCGTTCGGGTGTCGTGGCGCTCACTGTTGGCGGCGTCATAGTTCACGACGTTGGTGGACAGGCCTTCGATGAACAGCGGCGTCATCATCACGAAGGCGCCGGTGGGCATGGCCACCTGGTTGTTCTGGCTCTTGAACACCTGGAAGGTGTCGCCCAGGACAGTCAGCAGAAACGACCGAAGCGCCGTGAACAGGTCCGCTTCGGTTACGTTGACAGTTGAAGGCATGCCAGAACCCTCGTCCAATCCGGCCAGAGCTCGGTGACGGCTACGACCAGCCACTCTTCGGAGAGGGATGGAATCAGGATGATGTCGCCGCCCTTCCCGTCTGGGCGGTTGACGCTGTACCAGTTGCCGTTGATGTAGAACGGCGCGAAGACCCCGGCCATGTTCAGGCCGTCGATGTGCATCAGGTCCTTCTGGGTGAGCGCCTGGCGCTGCACGGCGATGTCGACTGTCGGGCCATAGCCTGGGGCGCGCGTACCGTCAGGATTCGTCACCCAGCCGGCCGATGGCTTGATCTGCGCCGGCGTGTTCGGGTTCACGGCCTGCGTGACGCTATTGGCTATTCCCCGCAGGTTCATCTTTGCGGACCTCGTAGTCGACGCTGTTGATCATGTGGGCCGTGTCGATCAAGGGCTTGTCGAAGCCAGCCTTGGCAGACTTCTTGTGCGTGTTCGGCGAGAGCGGCGGCGTGGCGAGCTTCCGGATGGAATCTTGGATGTCCGCACGCACCACCTCACCGGTGAGCGCCAGGGCCTTGTCGGTGCTGTTGCCTGCATGGATCAACTTGCCCAGCCCCTTGGCCCAGCGCTTGCCGTTCGCGGCGATGGCATCGCGGAAAAACGGGCGCGGCGGCCGGTTCATCGCCGGGTCGCCGAACTCGTTCGCCGCGGCCACCAGGGGAACAGGCGTTCCGTCTGGGTAGGTCGCCCCCTCGAGGAAGCCGGCGCGCAGGATCTCGCCGTCATCCAGTCGCGTAGCCAGGTCACGGATGTATTTGCTGATCCGGTCACCACCTTTCACGGCTGCCATGGGAAGCGATTCCTCCAGGTGATCTCGCGGGAGCGCCCTGGGACGTACTGCATGGTCCGGAACGGCGCCGTTGCCTGCCAGAAGGCAGCCCCGTACTTCGTCTGGAGGAACCAAGTGGCAGTGAACGGCACTTGGCCCATGTCGGCGCCTACAGTGACCGAGCCCTCAGTGGCGGTGTTGATCCGGCCCACCAGGGGCGATGCAGCCTCGCCATTCACTCCGGAGTTGATCGCCGCGATGTGAGCCGTGAGCATCCAGAGCAACACCGTCCGGAATCCGAGGTCTTGCACCCGGCTCTGGTCGGTGTTGTCCAGATAGATCGTCCCCTCCGAGAAGTAGGCGCTCAGCAGGTCATCCGAAACGCTTGTGAACTCCGGATAGCGCTGCTTGAACGCCGCCGGATCGAAGACGACGACGCCCATGGCTTACTCCTCGGCTTCTGCCGGCTTCAGGTCTTTCCCGGGCTTCTTGGGATCGATGCCTTCGAAGCCGTTAGCTTCACGCTCACGCTCAGCCACAGCCTTCTCGGCCTCACGCTCGCTGCCGGCGATGAACACCAGGCCATTGGCGACAATGGGGTTCTTCGCCTCGGCCTTCAGCCAGCTCTCGATGAAGTCCTTGTCGACATCACGGGTGATCCCGAAGCCGCCGATGATGCTGGAGCTATTGGAGCCGGCCAGGGTGACGACCTTGCCACCCAGTTCGGCGTGAAGACCGTGGGGGAGTTTGCAGCCTACGATTACGGTTGCCATGGATTACACCCCCAGCATCTGAGCGATGGCGACAGGACGGCGGATGATGGTGCCCCAGCCGCCGGCAGACTTTTTCTGCTTGAAGGACGACAGACCGACCTTGACCGGGTGCGCACGCATCTTCTCGGTGAAGGCGGCATAGGCGGTCGACTGGCCCTCGATCTCGTCGACGATCAGCTGAACCAGCTCACCGGAGGTGGTGCTGTATTCGACAGCGGTCTCGATGCGCAGGTTGGGGAAGTTCTTCTTCAGCTGGTCGGTGACGTTGACGTTGTACTGGTTGGTCTTCGTCAGGTTGACCTCGGCGGTCGGCGACATGGTCAGCGTCATGCGCGCATCGCGCTCGACCAGACCTTTCAGCTGTGCCTGGAGCTGCTTGTACAGAACCTGGCTGATATCGTCGTAGACCAGCTGACCGTCTTTGTCCGCCCACAGACGGGAGTTGCCGGTGCCAGTCGCCGCCGGTTGCACCGGAGTGCTCAGGTTCGGATCGTTCAGGGCACCATAGTTCTGGATGCCCGACACGCCGAAGAAGTACATCTTGTTCAGCGCTTTGTTGATGGTCAGGGCGCTGGCGATGTTCAGGCGTGCGGCGTAGTCGATACGGCCCAGACCCATCATCTCCAGTTCACGCTCGCCCCATTGGGTGATGGTCTGGAAGTGGTAGGGCTGGCGCGGCACCCAGTTCACGTTGGCCGAAGATTGGCCGGCGTTGCTGAAGTCGCCGTAGGTGTCGACTTCACCGGTGGATTCCACGACCGGGAACTGGCTGGTCATGGTGGTCCAGTCGCCCTTCTTGGCCTCGCCGAAGATCACGGCAGCCTTCATCGGGGTGACCAGGACCTGGATCAGCTCGGGGTCCAGGTAGTTCGCCAGGTACGCCGGAATGCCGGAGTTGCTGACGGTGATCAGGCCAGGCTGTGCGTCCAAGGCCATGTCGAAGTTGGAACGAGAGCCATCGGCCAGGTAGGCACGCACAGGCTCCATGAAGTGCACGCCGTAGTCGAAGGCGAGCTTCTGCAGGTCGGAACGGATATCCATGGCGGTTATACCCAGCTGGAGATTTTGATCAGTTCGTTGGCAGCGGCGGCGCTGGCGACGGACCATTTGGTTTCGGTGAAGCCAGCGATGGTCGCGCCGGCGGCACCGGTGGCAATCTGGCCGGTGGTGTTCGACGCGAAAACCTTCTGGCCGACGGTGGCGATGGTGGTGGTGCGCGCCCAGAAGTCGCCCTGGTTGTGCAGGGTCACGGCATAGCCCTGCGGGATGACCATGGTCGAGTCGCTGAGCAGGCTGAAGTTCAGTGCCTGGTGGTCGCGGTGCACGAAGCCGCTCGGCACGCCGGAACCGGCGTTGTTCACGAGGCCGTTTGCCAGCCATGCGAAGCGGCCGACGGTGACGCCAGAGCTGTCTGCGACCGAAACGCCATCGCTCGGCAGCACCGAGGCGCGCGGGTTGGCGGAGGCGAAATCGCCCTCGACGGCGGGTGCCGGTTGTTGGTTCACACTGGTTTGGAAGCCCATGGCGTCACACCTTCATTACGCGGCCAGCGGTGGGGAAGCGCTTGGCGAAGTCGGAGGAATGGGCAGCGTCCATTGCGATGCTGTCCGGTTTTTTGGTGGCGCTGCCCGCCTTGGCCAGCTTGATCAGGGCCGGGTAGGCGCTCGGGTGCACGCCCTTGTGCTCGATACCCAGGCTGTCCATGGCGAAGCGGTAGACGTCCTCGGCGCTATCCATGGCGGCGATCTCGCCGACCAAGGGACGCACATCGGCCTCGGCTTCTCGCAGGGCCTTCATGGCTTTCATCGCGTCGGTCTTGGCGTCTTCGCGGGCCTTGGAGATAGCGGCATCCATGGCCTTCTTCTCCTTTTCTTCCTCATCCTTGGCCTGCTTCTCGGCAGCGGCGCGCTCTTCCTCCTCCTTGCGCTTCTTCTCTTCCTCTTCGTCGTCGTTGTCGTTCGCGCCTTCCGGCTTCTTGGGCTCCTCCTCCGCTTCGTCCAGGGCGAACTGGATGGACTTGGTCAGGGCGGCCACGTCGATCTTGGCTTCCGGGAATGCCTTGGCAGCGTCCTCGGCCAGCTTCTCGGCCGTGGTCACCTTGTCGGTCAGCTTCCGGATCTCGGCCGGAGCGCTGTCCTGAGCCAGCTGCGGCAGCAGGACGGCATGAAGGGCCGCACGTGCAGCGGCGGCTTTGCTCAGTTTCATAGGGGTAAGTTCCTCGGGTAGTGAGTCGCTGACGAGGACGTCAGCACCGGCACGGCCAACAGGGACCAGTGCCACGTGATTGCCCACGATCTCGGTCATGCGACCGTCGTAAGGCACGCCCTCGGGAGAAATGCCGGGCGTCATGTCCGCGACGTAGCGATACGCCGAGGACAGTTCTCGTTGTTCGTTGGTGTTGATGCCGGAAATGGCCGAGGCATCCCAGATCACCAGGCTGTTGCGCAGGAAGGGATCGACGAATTCGGCATTGCTGCCGGTAGCCCCTACCACGAACTCTTTCTGCGGGTCCGCAGCGCTGACCGGGATGTGTTTGCTCAGTAGCGGGATGCTGTTGAAGGTGGCCACTGCCTTGGCCAGCTCGCCGGGATCGCGGTAGAGCTGGTAGATCCGGTCAGGATCGAGCCCCATCGCTTCACCGCCAGGAATTTCCCGGCCGAAGTAGGGGCAGACGTTCGCCTTGCTGATCGGGCTCACAGAGACATGCAGGCGTCCGTCGGCATCGATCCGGCGTACCGTGGCACGATCGAAGGCGATCCGCTCACCACGCGCGCGCTGGAGGCCTTCCGTGAGCAGGTCCTGGGCGTGCTCGGGCTCTTTGCTTTCCTCACCCACCCACTTCGCGAAGAGATCGACCAGATTGCTCCAGTCCTCGTCGCTCATGTCGGCGGCATAGGCCGGGCGCATCGGGCTTTCTTCATCCACGCCGGCAACACGGTACGCAATCGCCGCGGCCTGCTCACGTGGATGGCCAGCCCGGATCAGCTCCGCGATGTTGGCCGAGATGTCAGCCTCGGAACTGCCTTTCTTCAGCGGCATGACGTTCAATCCTTATCGAGAAGGCCCAGAGCGGTACCCAGATGGGTTTGCCGCAGAGGCATCGGGCGCAATTGATGACGACGAGCAGAGGCCACGCCCACCGGCGCAGCTTCACCGTGGCGGTCAGGGTTGATGTGGCCATATGTCCTCTCAGTCGAAGCCCGGAATCACCGGCGACCAGGTGCACCGGCAGTTGATGGCCTCGCCAGGCATCAGCCATTCGCCTTCGATGTACATGCCCTTGGCCAGCTCGAACCGCTTACCATCAGCGGCCACGTGGGATTTCCTCGGTTCAGCTCCCGCGTGCGAGTGCCGCCAGATGCCGTGGGTGACACCCAGCGACTGCTGCCGGGCCGCAGTCATCACCGACGTGGCCTTGTTGTTCTGATCCCTGGCAATGAGCGCAGCACGGCGTTTCGTGATGCCGTAGCGGGCCTGCAGGTCCTTGGTCAGCGTGGAAAGGTCCCGGCCTCGCTGCACGGATTGCATCACCATCGTCTCGACCTGAGTCAGGTACTGCTCAGGGATGCTGCGGATTAGGTTGATGTTCTCGTTGATCACGCCCTGGTAGGCCGTGCGCATGGGCTCAGTCATCTTGAATTCGACGGTGAAGCCCATGTCGCTCAGCGCGGTTTTGAGCGAGACGTCCGAAGCGTTCAGCGACTTGTCTGCGAAGCGCTTGGCCATCTTCTCGGCGATCACATCGAAATGACGCTCCCAGCGCTGAGTCAGCCTGCGCATCGCGTTGCGCATCACTGTCGCCGGGTTGGCATCCTGGGCGAAAGGCGTATCGCGGTAAGCAGCCTTCAGCCAGTAGACGACCGAGTTCTGCATGTCGTCGATCGCGTCATCTAGTTGCTTCTGGTACCAGGCGCGGATGCCGGCGTTAGGACGAACCTGCCGGATCGTCCGGGGCGTCTTTTTCCGGTTCTTCGTCCGCGTCGAAGTCATCGCTCAGTTCCAGGGCGTGGTATGGGCTGTCCGGATCAGAGGCCAAGCGTTCCCGCACGTCCTCGGGGCCAAGTACGCCGCGGTCGATGTAGACGGCATCAGTGTCGGCATCAGCCTTGCGGATTTCGGCCAACTCCTTCTTGCTCATCTCGTACAGCGGGACGAACTCAAAGGTGATGTCCGGATCGATCTCGCCAAACTCGGACAACTGAATGATGTCGAGCACCTTCTTCAGGTTGTCCTTGTAGATCGAGACCTGCAGGTCCTTCACGTAGTCGTAGAAGACACGAATCTCACCTTCGCTGGAGGCGTTCAGGCCGCTTGGAGTGATCCCAAGCAGCACAACCAGTGGGATGCCCGAAACCGAGGCCATTTGCTCCTGGGCCTGGGCCTGCAGCTCATGCACGCCCGACAGCGGGGTGTTGATCTGTTCGACCTCTTCCGAATCCTTGTCCACCAACATCAGTCCGCGGTTGTCGCGAATCTGGTTGAACAGGTCCGCCCGCATGAACAGGCTCGGATCGGCCGCGCCACTCAGCGTGGCCTGCATGTTGGTCTTCAGGATCGACAGGCTGAAGCTGTGCACCAGGTCGCCCACGCTGTTGCGCGTGCGCAGCCAGTTGTTCACGTAGGGTTCGGCGATCTGGCTCAGCGAGAGGCCGCCGAAGTTGTACGCCGCCTTCAGCATGTCCGGCACTTCGCGGCTGACGAACATCAGCATGCGCGAGCGGTGCACGGTCTGGCCCATGACGAACCATTCCTGAGGCTTGTAGTAGTCGGCCTTCAGGGGGTTGGTGCTTTGGTACACGCCTGGATAGGTCCAAACGGCTTCGACCTTGCGCAGGGCAACCAGAGAGCCTTTGGCAATCTTTTCCTTGGCCAGGAACAGCGGAGAGGAAAGCTCTAGCGGATCGTCCGATGCAACCGCTCCCCGAGGCGCCTTGACCTCGATGTACAGCTGCCCACGGCCGAAGTAGCCGTCATCCTCGGCGGCTTCCTTGAACAGCTCGCGGACCTTGTAGCGCTCCAGGGCCTCAGTGAGCTGCTTGACCTTGTCGGACTTGTCGTCATCGCCAACGGTCTTGATCTCGATCCACTTCCGAGTCATTTCCTCGGCCAGGCGCGAGACCATCTTGCGGTACTCGGCACGCTGGGAGAGGTCGGCCAGGTAGGGATATCCCGGGAAGCCACCACTGAAACCGGTAAGGTTCAGGTAGTCGTAGGGCGTGGCATCCATGGCCATGACGGCCTTCAGCTGCGCAGCAGGAACCACACCAGCCGGCGGCTCATACGGCACCAGATCGATACGCTTCAGCGCCGGGCTGGTGGTCTCCATGGCTTTCGCCAGGACCATCGAGTTGATCCGCATCCGTTCCTTCTCCGCCGGCGTGGCGATAGGCTCGGCGCGGCGGCGGAAGAGGTCGAGGATTCGTTTCATGCTCGTTTCAACAGGTCCGGATTGATGCGCATCGGCTGTTGGCCGGGCGCGAAAGCCATGATGAAGGCGTCGGCAAGGTTGGGGGACGCAATAGGCCCTCCCTCACGCTTGGGATTGGCTAAGTCCTTCTTGCTCTCGACCTTCACGCGGCCGGTGTTGTCGTAGTCGCGCTTCGGCGTAGCCAGCTCGTCGATCAGCTGATCCAGGTTCGGCATGGCGCTGTCGATGAAGATCATCTCGTCCACGTCGAACTGATGGCCGTTCTTCACGGCGTTGTAGGTGTTGCGCAACCGGTCAGCCACCAGCCACCAGGCCTGGGCCTTGATGTTGGCGAACATGTCCTTGTTCTTGGTGCCGTGCGAGTACACCGCTTCCGGCTTGAACACGGCGCCCCCGGCATTGAACTTCGAGTGCGAGACGGAACCGCCATCCTTCCGGGCGGCGTTGAGCTCGTTGAATTTGGCGCCACACCCAGCACCGACCCCAATGGAGTCATAGGTGACCATCGCGCCACGTCGCCGCGCCTCATCCCAAACGCGAGTGGATGACTTGAGAAGTTCGTCTTCTCTGGCTTTCCACTTATCCGACCAGAGGGCTACTGAGCCATGGGCATAGACCTGCGCGCATTCGTCCGAACCACTGTCAGCAACGTCGAATCCAATCCGTTTGGACCCGGCAGAAGACAGACCCAGCGCCTTATGCCCATCAACCGCCGCCATCAGCCACGAACGCTTGATGATTGCAGCGTCGTCATCGTCCCGAGGCACGCCCAGGTAGATGTGGCTGTACGACTCTTCATCCTCTTCCCTAGCCGCATCGATGATCGAAAGCATCGTGTCGGAGAGGAAAGGGTTCTCCGTGTAGTTGATCAGCCGCTTCACCGTGTTCGGCGGCGGATTGACCACAAAGCGCTTGTAGGTAAAGTCCGTACTCAGCTTCGGGTTGAAGATCACCCAAATCTGCGATCCCTGTTTACGGATCGTCGGCTCCAGGATCTCCCATTGCGCCTCGGTGAGGTTGTGGGCCTCTTCGATCCAGAGGACATCAATGCCCTCCAGCGACTTGATCTCGTCGATGTGGCGCCACAGGCCATAGAAGAGGAATTCGCTCTCCGTCCGCTTGTGGATGATCTTGTTGTCCAGGATGCGGAACTGATCCCGCAGGCCGAACCGCTCGATCTGAACCTTCAACAGCGTGTAGACCGATTCCTCGATCTTGTTCTGGAACTGTCGGGCGCACAGGAAGCGCACCTTGCACTGCTGGGCCAGGAACACCGCAAACCCAGCTGCATCCCATGACTTGGAGCTCGACCGCCCTCCATACAGAACCCGGTTGCGCGCTGGCGTCAGCCAGAAGTCACGAAGGACCGGATTCAGGCTCGGGCGGGATTCCTGCATAGAAGTCGGAAAGGCTCTTCGGCGTCATGGTGCCGTCCGTAGACGAGAGGTCGACGCTTTGTGTCGGCTTGCCATAGCCGCGGTCGAGGATGTCCTTGTAGGCAGCTACGCGTGCCGCATGAGGTGCCTCGATGTCGCGGGCTATCTCGATCAGGCCCAGGATGGACTCTTCACCATACTGCTGGGCGATGGCCTTGATATCGGCAGTGGCCTTGTTCGGCGTGCCTTTCCTCCGGCCGCCAGTCTTGGGCAGCCCCTTTGGTCTGCCGGCCATATCTACTCCTATCTACTTTCCAAATCGGCGACGACGATCCACTCCATCCCAGCGCTGGTCCCAGTCGATGCGGATGATCCTAGCCACGTTTCCGCGGGCTCGGTATACCAGTACAGCGAGGACGAGCAGGATGATCAGCAGCCAGGGGGAAAGGCTCGGCTGTGGATGGCCATGCAGCATGTCGAGGTAGACCGTCAGCGAGTAGCAGCCAGTCCCGACACACAGCAGGTAGGCTAGTAGCGAAACGCCAGCCCGGTAGCGTGCACCTTCTCTGCGGTAGGCGGCGATGCGAACGCAAATGGCACTGCAGATGAACGCAGCACCCAACGCCCAGGGATCAACCATTACGACCTCCAAAGCGGTCCGCGATGAAGCGGAGCCAACCTGGCGTCTTCCCCCCCTGCACCCACTCCAGCAAGCTGGTGCCCACAACGACGCAGAAAAGCGCACCACCGAAGGCGACAAGGCCGGATGTCTTGGCCCAGTCGCGCCCTACCGCTTCGCTGGCGACGTAGTACCCCACGATCCATGAGGCGATGAAGTAACCGATCCTGCCCCAATGGGAAAGATCCTTGGCGTAGACGACGAAGAACATGGCGCCGGCGAAAGCGCCGATCACCGCGTTCAGGTCAATGCCGGGAAACATGGATGCGCCGCTGATGCCGATCAGGCCGACGACTGCTGCGGCTCCGGTATCGGACATTGGCTACTCCAGAAATGAAAAACCCGGCTCTTGGGCCGGGTTTGTTTATCGCCAATCCTTCATACGCAAAATCGGCAGGATGAATAAAATATCGCTCATGTGATCGCTAATTGCAATAGCCCTATGCCACCGCTTCGAATATCAGTCCTTCGGCATTCAAAATCTCGCCGGCGGCAATCACTGCCTCCTCTTCCATTTCATCCAGTTTCTTGCGGATATCACCCCTCCAGCGACGACGAGTTGATTCCGGCCGGCCGTCCAGATCCCAGGTGTTCATGTCGTAGAAGATGTCCTTGAGAACGATCATGTCGGTAGAGCGCTTTCCCTCAGCGCCCCGGAGTGGAGGAATCGCCCAGGCCGTCACTGCTTTCTGAACAAACAGCTGAGGCGCATGGCTGGCGATCAGGGGGCAGAGTCGGCCAATGGACTGGATCTTCCTTGCTTTATGCGTGCTGTAGCGTGCCACCAAGGCATCCCAATGCCTTGGCTTGAGCTGGCTGTGCAGGCGGGCGAATACCCAGCAGTCCACGTCGTTGCGAGCTAGTTCTATTCCTCGGCCGGCGAGCGTGGCGAGATCAAGCCCATCCTGATACCCGGGCCGATAGAGCTTCTGCCAAGCCTGTTTGCTGGTGTTGTCGATGGTCTCGGCGGCGAGAGCCGAGATGACTGCGGCCAGAACGCTGGTGTAGATCATTCCCCTTCCCCCTTGATCAGCCCGTACTCTCGAAGGATTGCCCACTGCTGGGCCACGTATTCGGCTAGTGTCATGCGGACCATCCGATGGTCAGATGCCTGAAGATCCAGATGAGGCCTTCGATGAGAGCCCAGCCGCCAACTGCGGAGACAATCGCCACCCCGATGAAGGCGAAAGCGATGGCATCTGCGATGCCTTTGCCGATGTAGCCGCGCTGCTTGTTCTTCATGCGGTCTCTCCCCTGTAGTTTTCAGTAGCGGCCTTCAGTTCGCGCACCCAGGCCCGGAACTTGGCCTTCAGTGCCTTGATGTCCTCGATGGTCAGCTTCAGTGGCTCATGAGGCCCTTCGAGCGCCAGGACTGCCTCTTCCCCGATTCTCCGCATCAGCTCAGGCCGGTATCCCATGATGTTGCCGCTCAGGTGGGAGTTGCAGATGGAACAAGCGCGGTGCACGTTGAGCGGCTCGAATCGAAGAGCCGGCGTTGAACCGACGCTGCGGTAGTGCGATGCGTGCCATTGGCCATCCCAGGTGGCGGGACGGCCACAGCTCACACAGGGCTTGTCCGCATCCCGTAGCCGGATGTACTGGTTGAAGATGGCCTGGCATTCCTTCAAGTGCTCTGCCCTGCTCTTCAGCCTCTCCTTCCGCGCTTTAATCTCCCTGCGGTTGCGGTCGGCGATAGCCTTCCGCGCAGGAGCCTGGTGCTTGTCCTTGGTGGCCAGGGCGCAGGCCGGGGAGCAGACGCGCTGCCCCAGGCGTTGCGGGATGAACTTGGTGCCGCACTCGGTGTTCTGGCAGATCTTGGGCTTGAGCTGGCGGGTGGAGAGGCTCATACGAACTCCCAAATCAGCGCAGCCGAGGCGAACCAAAGAGCCGATGCAATCTGACCAGTGATGAGCGACAAAAAGGTCATACCGAGAATGAAGATGGTGAACTTGCTCATGCCGCACCCTCCCAGTAATCCCGCGTGGTGAACTTCACACCCCGCTCAGCGGCGAAGGCCTCCATCACCAAGAACATCTCGTTGAACCACTTCTTGGATTGCTTGCGAGTGGAGACGCCCAGGACCACGAAGCCGCCGTTGATTCCCGGGACGGCGTCCTGCTGCTGAACCGCGGCGCTGAAGATGTGCTTCCAGCTCTCGTCGTCCAGCTTCCGGCCGTACCACTCCACTTGGTGGCTGATGTCGCGCAACATGGCCCACATGCGCCTGTTCTGGGCGTCACTGCGGGCCTCGTCGTGGAGGCTCCAGGTCTTGCCTTCAGCCAGGTCGATACGCTGCAGAATCGCGATGGCGCGCTGGCGGTCGGTTTCGTTGCGGATGGGGAAGCGGGGGTTAGCCATTGTCCGCCTCCTCAACATCACGGCATGACGCGCAATAGGTGATCCGGCCGGCGTGAGTCAGGTAGTAGCCGCTGACCTCCACGCGACCGAACATGCGGGTTCCGTGCTGGAGATATCCGCGCTCAGCCAGGTCGCGGGCAACCTCGGACTTGGTCTGGAACGGGAGACGGCCTTGAACCTCAGCCCAGAACACGTTCTCCAGCATCTGCAGTTCTCGCTTGTTCATTGCACGCTCGCCTCCGGCCAAATCGAACGAACCACTGCGAGCGGGTCGCAGTCTTCCATCAGCACCATGGTGAAGCGCTGGGTGCCGAGGATTACGGTCCAGGAGCGTTTCATTGGGAGGCCCTCCCCGCGAGATAGCGCTGCTGGCGGACCTTGCTGCAGCGCTTGTGGCTGCCATGAGCTCGGTTCTTCCCGCAGATGTCGCAGGCGCTGGTTAGGTCCAGGCCTTGGGTGGAGATCTTGCCGAGGTTGGGCTTAGTCATGGCCAGCCTCCGAGCGCTTGGATGGCCAGTCGAACACCAGGGCAATGCCGCCGTTCTCGCGCAGACGATCGACACAACGCTCACCGAGCGCGGCAGGGAGCTCGTTCGGCATCAGGTTGGACACGATGATGGTCGGCAGTAGGTTCTGGTAGCGCCCGTCGATAACGCTGAACAGGGTAGTCAGCTCGAACTCGGTAGGCTTGGTTGCGCCAACCTCATCAACGATCAACAGACTCGGCTCGCAGAGCGCTTCGAACGCCTGAGATTCGCTGTAGCCGGATTCGCGGTCGAAGCTGCCCTTAATGAACTGCAAGATCGAGCTGACGGTTCGATAGGCTGCGGTAACACTGCGGCTATGGCAGACAACATGGCCGGCGATGGCATTGGCCAGATGAGTCTTGCCGGTGCCCGGCTTGCCCAGCAGCAGGAGGCAGCGACCATCGCGAGCATTCGCCTCGAAGTTCTCCGCGTACTCGCGGCAGACCTTCAGTGCCTTCCGCTGACCGGCGTTCGTGGCGATGTAGGTGTCGAAGCTGCGACCATGGAACCGCGGCGGAATCAGCACGCCAGCCAGGCGGCGCTCCATCTTCTCGCGCTCGATCTTGCGCCACAGTTCGGCCTGCTCATCGCGCAGCTTCTCGTCGGCGATCTCCTGGGCACAGGCCGGGCAACCGGAAGGCTTGTCCGAGTTGCGATGGACCACTGCCGCGTACTCGCCGTGCTTGTCGCACTTCGCCGGAGATTTCGACACGACGCCGAAGCGGCGCTCAAGATCACCGACCTCAAGGTTCAGGGCGTTAGAAGCCATAGGTGCCATCCTCCCGCTGGATCAATCCGGCGGTGTAGTCGCGGTCGTCGAAGCCGTGGTGGCGACTGCTGGGCAGGTGGTGGACGTTTCCGGTGTTGCGAACTTCGTCGTTCCAGCGCTCGCCGTTCAGCCAGGTGGTCGGGTGGGGGATGAACTGACCTCCGTCTTTGAGCCACGCCTGACTAGCGCACTGACGGCGCAGCCCGATCATGATCTGGTCGAACAGAGCTGGCGTGACCTTGAGCTTTTCCCACTTCGCCCTGGCTTTGGCCTTGCAGGTCTTGTTTGGGTATTCGGACCAGAACCGGTCGAACAGATCGACGTCGTTGGTCGACGGTTCCGCCGTGGGGGTTGGGGGGGTATTGGTATCCGGGATCAGAAGATCAGGAATCAGAAGATCAGAGCGAAGTGCTTCATCCCTTGGTTGAAAGTCCTTTTCACCATGGTTAGAAGTGCTTTGCACATGCTCTACTTCGGGCGTTCGCTCAGCGCGAACCCCTTCTTCCACCGGAGGAATCTCGCTGGCGGTCTCGTTGCTGTGCGGGCGCTGGTGCTTGGTGAAGTTGAGGATCTGGATGTAGCGCTTGGAATCGACGGTGTAGCGAATGAGGAATCCGGCGTCCTGCAGGTTGTCCAGCATGGCGTCGATATCGACATCGTCGTAGGGGAAGGCTTCGGCCTTGATCCGCTTCGGGCGATCTTCCAGGCGCCCTTCCCGGTCGGCCAGCATCCAGAGATAGATGAACAGGAGGCGCTCGGCCGGAGCGAGCTCGGCCAGGTCCTCGTTTGCCATGATGGCAGGCTTGATATTCCTGGCTCTCGCCATTACGATCACCTCGTCTTTGAAGCAAATCAGCCGGGCCGCAATCCCGGCTTTTTTGTGTCCGCACTTCGGGCTGTTCAGGCCCTCATCAGTCCCTGCGCCGAAATGGCTGGACGGTTCCCCTGGTGTTGTTCGGCTTGGTCTTCCTCGCGAGCTGCTGCTCCAGGAATTCCGCCAGGGCCTCTTCAGGGGTGAGCCCTTTCTCTTTCGCCAGCCTCGTCAGGCCCTCGTAGGCCTTTGGGCTGATCGTCGTGCTGATGTGTGCCATAGGCCCCTCTCAGGGCCTTCAGGCCACGGTCTGCTGTTCGCTATCGTTCTCTGCCAGGCGTTCCAGGGCGGCTTCCACCAGGTCGCGGACGAGTACTGCTTTCTGGGTGCGATGGAAACGTGCCAAGGCACCGATGAGCTCATACGTGGTCTCGTCGACGCGCAGCTTGATTTCCCGGTCCTTCAGGTGGCTGGGGTTGTCGTACATGCACAGGTCTCCTATGCGATTGGTTTCTATGTAAAGGTCGGAACCTCACTGGTAGGCTGGAAGCTCTCACCCAACACAGCGAACCAGGAGGTTCCGATGTCCATAACTCCGTTAGGCACCCTCACCATCAGCTGCCCGCAGTGCGGAAGCACACAGATCGTCAAGTCCGGTGAAGCTGACTCGGAAAACGAGCTTTTCACCTGCACTGGATGCAGCGCTTCCTTCACCCGTGACGCCCTCGTCCAGGGGCTCATCGATTCGGACGAGGCACAGGCGGCTATCAAAGAGAAAGCGCTGAAGGCCGCCCAGGAACTCGTCGCGAAGCTCAAGCGGTAGGCGCTCCAGGGTTCGGCTGATCTTCTGTTCGAAGTCACTGAGGTCAGCCAAGACCTGGACCTTGAGTTCCTGGGTATCCATGGAGGTCTCCTATGCGGCTTGGGTTTTGGCTTGGGAGGGAAACGGCCTGATCTCTTCCGCAGAAAAGGAGCCGTCGTCGTGCTCGGTGACGTAGATGTCACGGCCGACGTTGAGCGCCTTGTTCAAGGCGCCCTGAGTGAGGCCGAGCAGCTTTGCAGCCTTGGTTTGGCCGTGCTCGACAGCGAATTCGCTAAGGGTGATGCGTCGCATGGAATCTCTCTCCATGGTTGTTTCGCATCAGTTTATATCCACTGGATATTTTTTATCAAGCCCAATGGAAATAGATGAATATTTCCCTTGGGAATAAAATCGCCGAATGACTACTGACCGCCGTGAACTGCTTGACTGGGAAAGAGCCGAGTGCGCCGAGCTCAAGGCAGCTATTGCCGAGTACAACGCCGCCCAGCCGAGGGAGAAGAGATTTACGCAGGAGCGCCTAGCCGCAGAAATTGGGATGGCCCAGGGGAATCTGAATGGGCATCTGAACGGCAAGCGTGCGCTCACCAAGGACTTGGCCGCGAAAATCACCGCAGCCCTCGGCATACCTGTTGAGCGATATAGCCGTCGCTTGGCTGATGAAATCAAAGAGATGGCTCGCACAGCGCTTCCCGACAGGAAGGATGAGCCCGAGGCCGTCATGATCGGCGACCTGTCGCCCTGGGATGACAGCACGCCGCTAGACGATGATGAGGTGGAATTGCCGCTCTACAAGGAAGTTGAATTGGCCGCCGGATCTGGCCGCACAGCAGTGCAAGAAATGCCCGGGCGCAAGCTGCGCTTCTCCTACGCCACCCTCCGGACAGCTGGCGTAGATCCCGCGGCCGCGGTATGCGCGCAGTTGAAGGGCAACAGCATGGAGCCGCTCATCATGAACGGCGCCACCATTGGTATCGACAAGGCAACTACCCGTGTCGTCGACGGTGAGATCTATGCCCTGGAACATGATGGAATGCTGCGGGTGAAGTACCTGTATCGCCTGCCAGGCGGCGGTCTACGCCTGCGCAGCTTCAACCGCGACGAGTACGGCGACGAGGAATACACGCCGGAAGAGATGCAGGCCAAGAGTATCAGCATCATCGGATGGGTGTTTTGGTGGTCGACGTTGCGCTCGCGCGGGGCCTTCAAGCGGTAGCCAGTCATCTGGCGCGGCGGGGATCAGCTATAGGCAGATCATGGGGCAGTAGCCATCCGCCTTCTTTCTGACGCCATTCATCCGTCTGTATATACACACAGATTGAATAGGCCGAGAATCGGCCCTATCATCTGTATATACAAACACGAATAGGAGAGCCGTTTGGAAAACCTGATCATATCGGAGCAGATCGCCAAGAAGCTCCAGGAGAAGCATGGCGGCATCACGCGCCGCGAGGTTGAGCAGTGCTTCGAAAACTGTGAGGGCGAGCATCTGATTGATCAGAGAGAGGAACACAAGACGGACCCGGCGACGAAATGGTTCATCGCCCCTACCAACGCAGGACGCCTGCTCAAGGTCTGTTTCATCTTCGATGATGGCAAGATTTTTCTGAAGACAACCTACGAACCTAACCCTGAAGAAATCCGAATCTACCGTAAATACGCACTCAATGACTAAAGGTGAGGGAGCTATGAGCAACACTGAACTGTGGGAAAGTGGCGAGCTCGGGCATTCCGAAGAGCATGCCGCCGTCGCCACTGGCTCCAAGCAAGAGGTGGATGACGCGCTCGGCCTTCAGCTGATTTCCATTCGCCTGCAAAAACAACTGGTTGGCGACCTCAAGAAGATCGCCGAGTACCATGGCGTTGGCTATCAGCCGATGATCCGGGATCTCCTCAACCGTTTCGCGCGCTCAGAGATCAAGAAGATCATGTGCCAGCGCCTGAACGAGATCGAGGCATCCGAAGAAACCGTAAGCGAATCCAGTACCGCTCCTGTTAAGGAGTTCATGGAAAAGATGCGCGCCTAAGCCGCGCATCGCAATGACAGAAGCCCCGCACCCGCGGGGCTTTTCGTTTCTGGCGATCCAGTCCCTACCTGCTACGCTGAAGCTTCTATGCAGAGAGCCATCCGGCCGCCCGGCCACCTGACCGAGGCGGCCGTTCTTTTTCTGACATCCACACAGGAGGATTCCATGGGGCAACCACATCGACCAACCTTTTGGGTTCTTCTCTGCGCCTGGGCTATCGCCTCGGCAGCGATTGTCTCCGTCATCTGGCTGATACTGGGCCGAGCTGGACCAGGTTGATATCAATCGCCCCATGAAAAAGCCCCGCACCGCGGGGCTTTTCGTTTCTGCCTATCCTTCCCTCCCGGCTCTCTACTGAGCTGACGACCGCGCTACCCCGGCGCTGAACTCACTCCAGCGCCGCCCCTCCCCGCCTGATACGAATCCTCAGCCCGCTTAGCGCGGGCTTTTTCATGTCCGCAAGAAAAATTATATCCATTGGAGTTGACGCAAGTATATCCAGTGGATATATTCACCTCACGCCAAGCGGAAAGCCTGGCGAGGCCCTGAAGAGGGCCAGGCAGAGATGCCTCGGCGAAGCCGGAACGCTCTTTTCACAATTCGGGAACCCATGCCGGCCTCTGGTAGCCGGCCAGGCTCAAAGCTGACGCGCTGCATCTGGAATCGCGCGCCGAGGGTCTGCACTGCTAACGCTCCCTGCCGGAGCCCTTGAGAACGGGGATCAGTACCGGCACAGCGGACAGGCGCCGAAAGCGCTTGCAGTGAGAACAGAAATCATCGCCCAGGCACAGGTGGCGGGTAACGGTGCCCAGGAAAGACGACTGCAGCGTGCGGCATGCCGGCGCCACGGTTAACACGACACCAGAAGCACCACCCGCGGGTTGTAGAAGCCCAGTTAGGCGAACGCGGAGCAACACCGATTTCCTCGATGCCATCCAGAGGGTGGCATCTGGGAAGTCAGCCAAGAGGACAGGCTCATGAACATCAGCGTTTTGAACTTCACGGCCTACAAGATCGACGTCGATCCAGCCAGCCGAACCACGGTGGGCATCTCAGCATTCGATGCGGACGGCACTTCTGTGCTGGAGAACTTCGACATCGAGCAGATCGTTAACCACTTTGGCGCCGAGGCCCTTCTCGATGAGATCGGGGAGCAGGTCGCCCGCCGCCACTTCGACATTGAGGGATAAGAGATGGCCGCTACCTACGGGCGCAGCCCGGCAGAGATCGCCGAGGACATGGTGCTGACCATGGCCTCCCCCATCTTCAACATCAGCCGCGAGTTTGCAGCGCGTTATTGCGAGCAGCGCTTTGAGCTCGAATCAGCCAAGCCTATCCGTGAGCAGGCAGCAGCGCTGCTCGAGGAGTGGGAAGGCACGAACACGAACATCGCTGCCGCGATGCAACTGTGGACGATCTGGTGCTACGCCACTCGTGCGCACCGGTCAAACACCTGACCCGAACCACGCCGCGCGAGACGCCAGTAGCTGAGCGCGGCGGCAACACCGAGAGCATCACTTCTGCACCTGGGCGACCGGGTGCAGCGGGATGACAACCAGGAGAACACCATGGCTGCAAAGTCCTTCAAGCAGATGATCAAGGACGGCGACCTGAAGCGCGCAGACGCGATGAAGGCTCGCCTGGAAGACCTCCACGAAGAACCCGGCTTCAACCTGCGCCGCGAAGGCGAAGACCTCGAACAGAGCATCGCCGAGCTGGCCGAATTCCTGCACCAGGGCGGCACCGTTCCACCGCTGGAAGTAAGGCCGCGCGAGGACGGCGGCATGTATGTCGTCGACGGCCACCGCCGGCGCCGCGCCTACCTGAAACTGGATGCGGAAGGGAAGCTGCCCCGCGATCCGGATGGCAACTTCTGGGTGCCGATCACCGCGTTCGCCGGCAACGACGCTGAACGCGTTCTACGCGTGATCACCAGCCAGGAAGGGCGGAAGCTGAGCCAGCTGGAACTGGCCGACGGCTACAAGCGCCTGGCCGCGTTCGGCTGGTCGCCCGAGCAGATCGCCAGGAAGATGGGCAAGACTCGCCAGCACGTCGACCAGGTCCTGCTGGTCGGCAATGCGAATAGCGATGTACAGCGCATGATCGCGTCCGGCGAGGTTGCGGCAACGACCGCGGCTCAGGCTGTCCGCCAGCACGGCGAGAAAGCGGGAGAAGTGCTCGGCGACAAGCTGCGCCAGGTCAAAGCCGCCGGCGGCAACAAGGTCACCCCGAAATCGATCCGGAAGCCGCAAGTGCCGCGCTGCGTTCTTGATGACCTGCATAGCCTCTGCAGTTTGATTGCAAAAGATCTTCCTGGCGATGTTCGGGCAGCAATTGCCGACGGTGCCGAAGTGGTTGCCCTGACCATCCAAGCAACCAGCATTGAGCGACTGCTGGAGCTTGTTGCCAGGGCAGACGAGGCGCTTGCGCAGAGCGCCTAACCCGATCCCCTGGCCCAGCCAGGGCATCGAACCTTGGAGTCATGAGGGGAGCGGTCTGAATGCGCAGGCTGATGCGCTGTAAGTCGGACGGGATAACACAGTGGCCGGATCGCCCATCCAATCCTAGGTGAATCGCCAACAGACCACGAAGCCGGAGATCAGCACCGGCCAGACCGCTCCCCCATGGCTCCGCACAGTCAGGAGAAAGAGATGAGTAAGCACCGTCCAGGCCCTTGGGTTCTGTCCGAGACCAGCGTTCTGCGTCACGGCGACACTAAAGAAACCCAGATCTGCGAGATCTTCTGCAACCGCAACAACAAGCTGATCGCGGAGATTCCCGACTACTGCTACCACGCGGAAGACGCTGAGCAGGACAAAGCGGATGCACGCTTGATCGCTGCGGCGCCGGAGCTGTTTGAAGCGCTGCGCCAGATCACTCGCGAATATCGCCGGATTCGCTCCGCCGATATGCCGCACGAGGAAACGGAAAATATCGTCTGCGTCGAGGCTGCCTTGAAGGCACTGGCCAAGGCCACCGCCTAACGCGCCCTTGCGCATACACACACTGGAGGCGAGATGAGCAAACAGCAAATCATCGACGCTATCAAAAAGCTAGCTCACGACACATCGCTTTCGCCGAGCGAGCGGCAGGCCGCACTGGAAGACATTGAGTTCGCAGCTCAAGACCAACGCGAGAAGCTGGAAGAACTCTACGAAGACTGACTTCCCCGGCAAGGACGCCACCTCTTAGCCCGCTTCATGCGGGCTTCTTTTCGCCCTCTTTCGCATGCCGACTTCGCAGCCGGCAGCCGAAAGCGCGCACCATCCCTCGGCCAAGGGCATCCGCACTCAAAAGGAAACCCCAATGAAAACCTATACCCCCGAAGAGCTTGCCGAGGTCCTGGAAAAACATCGCCTGTGGCTGGATGACGAAGAAGGCGGTGAGCAGGCAGACCTGCGCGGCGCCAACCTGAGCGACGCCAACCTGAGCGACGCCTACCTGAGCGGCGCCAACCTGAGCGACGCCTACCTGAGCGGCGCCAACCTGCGCGGCGCCAACCTGCGCGGCGCCAACCTGAGCGGCGCCAACCTGAGCGACGCCAACCTGAGCGGCGCCAACCTGCGCGGCGCCAACCTGCGCGGCGCCAACCTGAGCGGCGCCAACCTGAGCGACGCCAACCTGAGCGGCGCCTACCTGAGCGGCGCCAACCTGAGCGGCGCCTACCTGAGCGGCGCCTACCTGAGCGACGCCAACCTGAGCGACGCCTACCTGAGCGGCGCCTACCTGAGCGGCGCCAACCTGAGCGGCGCCAACCTGAGCGGCGCCTACCTGAGCGAGTTGTCTTCCATCTGGGGCCTGACCGGCAACCTCCGCGAGGTGAAGGCCATCCAGGCGGACATCTGGCCGGTCACGTACACCGCCACGCACATGCAGATCGGCTGCCAGTTCCACACCCTGGCCGAGTGGTGGGCCTTCAACGACGAAGAAATCAGCCGCATGGATTCGAAGGCCCTGGCCTGGTGGACCGTCTGGAAGCCGATCCTGCAGCAGATCATCGAAGCCTCTCCGGCAGTACCCGGCGGGGAGAAGCCGGCCGAAACCGAAGCGGCGTAACCGAACAGCGAACGAGTCGAGGGGCTAGCGCAGCCAGGCCTGACACGTCCGGGGAAGTGCCCGGCGTTCGCCCTAATTTCTCCCAGGAGGAAGCCATGAATGCCAAACTCCAACGCGCCCAGGCGGCGTATGACGCCATGGTGCCTGACGACGCTCTCCCTTGGTCGTCCAGTACCGAGTGGGCAAACATCCACTACTGTGCCGTCGATGACCTGATCCAGCGCGGCCAGGTCCGATTCGCCGGAGTCCTGCTGGTTGAGGCTGACATCCTGTGCATCAAGGTGCAGGACGCCGCGGAGAAGGCCATCAAGCAGGACCACGAGTGCTACCTGGCGCAGGCTGTGGTGGCTGCAGAGAACAACGACATATCCGAGGTAAAGCGGCTGCTTCGCTGCTTCATCGGCAAGGATACCGTCCGCGACATTGCCGGAGACCTGGTCAATGCCAAGCAGGACGAAATCTACCGGCTGTACATGGCAGCGCAGGAGGCGGCATGACAATCACCATCGACCTTACCAAGGCCGCCCAAGTCCTTATCTTCGGCGGCCTTTTTCTTGGCAGCGTCCTGGCATTCGCCTGGGCTTTTGTGGGGATGGTGACGCCATGAGCAGAAGTGGATATTGCGACGATTTAGACAACTGGTCTCTGATTTGCTGGAGAGGCGCAGTCAATTCCGCAATCAAAGGCCGTCGCGGTCAAGCATTCCTGATCGAGCTGCGCGATGCCCTGGATGCCATGTCCGACAGGCGCCTGATCGCGGAGGAACTGGAAGCTGACGGTCAGTACTGCGCGCTGGGTGTGCTTGGCGCCAAGCGCGGCATCGACATGAAGGGCATCGATCCCTACTGCCGAGAGTCGGTAGCCGCGGCTTTCGGTATCGCGCCGGCGATGGCTGCCGAGATCGTTTTCGAGAACGATGAATACCCTGGCGGTTTCTATGGAAGTAACGGCGAATGGTCGCGAGAAACCCCGGAGCACCGATGGCAGCGCATGCGCAACTGGGTGGAAGCCAATATCCAGGCGGTGACGCCATGATGAAGAAAGCCCTCCGCAACGGCCTGATCCTCGCCATCGTCGCCATGCTCCTGTTCTTCAAGGCCAAGAGTTCGCCGATGCGATCACTGGGCGGCACACCATCGAACAGCCCATTACCTACCCGACCGCAGCGGGCCGCTGAGCGGATATCTGCCGGAGGCATCAGCCGGATAGTGCTAGGTGTGAAAAACCCCGGCAGCCAAGGCTCGGAGCGCCCTGCTATACGCCCGAGCGACCTGGCCGAGTGGCGCCGTAAGCGCCTTTCCCTTCCCTCTACCAGCTGCGCGCCGCGCAGAAAGGATAACCACGCGTGAACGCAGCGACTGAAATTGCCCTGGTACCCAAGGAAAACGCCCTGCAGGTCTACAGCACCGAGAACGGCCTTGATCCGTACCTGCAGCAGATTCGCACAGAGATCGACGCCTTCAATCCGGACGTAAGCACCCGCAAGGGCCGTGAGGCTATCGCCTCAATTGCGCACAAGGTGGCGCGTTCCAAGACTGCCCTGGACAACATCGGCAAGGAACTGGTGGCCGATCTGAAAGAAGTCCCGAAGAAGATCGACGCCGAGCGCAAGCGGATGCGTGATCTGCTGGATGCCTGGAAGGATGAAGTGCGCCAGCCGCTAACGGAGTGGGAGCAGCGCGAGGAAATGCGCAAGGACAAGCACCAGGCCGGCATCGATCAGATCAACCTGCGTCTTGAATGCCGCGACCTAGATTCGACCGAGTTGAAAGCCAACATTGAGTGGCTGGAAGGTCTCTTGATTGGCGAGAACTGGGAAGAGTTCGAAACCGAGGCTGCCCGTGCCAAGGACAGGGCCCTGGCCGCGCTGCGCGAAGCCCTCGTTGCACGCGAGAAGTATGAAGCCGAGCAGGCCGAACTGGAGCGACTGCGCGCCGAAGCTGCTGCTCGCGAGCAGAAAGAGCGCGAGGAACGCATTGCCCGCGAAGCAGCCGAGGCCGAGCGCCTGGCAGCGGAACGACGCGCCCAGGAAGAACGCGACGCCACCACTCGCCGCGAAGCAGAAGCCAAGGCCGCCGCTGAGCGCCGCGAGCTGGAGCTGAAGCTGCAGGCCGAGCAAGCCGAACGCGAGAAGCTGGAAGCACAGCGCCGTGCCGAACAGGCAGAGCGGGACGCCCAGGCTCGCGCCGAGGCAGCCGCCGCAGCAGAGCGCCAGCGCCAGGCCGATGAACAAGCTCGTATCCAGGCTGAGACAAAGGCTCGCGAGAAGGACAGAGCGCACAAAGCAAAGATCATGGGCGAAGCAAAGGATGCCCTGATCTCCATGAACATCTCCGAGGAACTGGCAAAGGCAATCATCCTGAAGATTGCCCGGCGTGAAGTTCCCAACGTCACCATCAATTTCTGAGGTCGCCATGAACGAGGTTATCGAAGCCCCCTCCAAGGCCATCGCCGCCACCCCAGCTCTGGCCGCCAATTCTCCCATGGGGATGATGCTCGCCGCTGTGCAGCAGGGCGCCACGCTGGAGCAGGTCGAGAAGATGATGGACCTGCAGGAGCGCTGGGAGAAAGCCGAAGCCAAAAAGGCCTACGACGCAGCCTTCGCCAACTTCAAGGCCGAAGCGGTGACCATAATCAAGGGCCGTGCGGTCACTGATGGGCCGCTCAAGGGCAAGAGCTATGCCGAGCTCCACGACGTGGTCAACGCCGTCACTCCGGCGCTCTCCAAGCATGGCCTATCATCCTCCTGGAAGCTCACCAAGGACGACAAGGACTGGATGGAGGTTACCTGCTACCTCCGCCACGTCGGAGGTCACGAAGAGAGCGTCAGCATGGGCGGGCCGCCGGACACTGGTGGCGCGAAGAACGCCATCCAGGCCCGGGCCAGCACCAAGACCTACCTGGAACGCTACACGCTGAAGGCGATCACCGGCCTTTCCGAGCAGGGTGATGACGACGACGGCCGACCACCGAAGGCGCCCAAGCTCATAACCCAGGTACAGTTGCTGCGCCTGCAAGCTGTCCTATCCCAATGCAGTCCCGGCGCTCAGAAGAAGTTCGCAGCCGTATGGCCTGATGCGTCGCAAATCCCCTGCGACCGAGTCGACGCAGAGATCGCGGCGCTTGAAGGAGCCGCCGCCAAGCACAAAGAACGCATGGCCGCGCAGGCCCAGGAGTGAACCATGCAAATTATTCGAGGTATCGAGCAAGGCTCCCAGGAATGGCTCAACCTGCGCTTGGGCATCATCACCTGCAGCGAGTTGGATTGTTTGCTGGTCAACGGTAAGGGACAGGCTGGGTTCGGCGTCGGCGCCTTCAGCTACATGGACCAGCTCATCGGCGAACGAATCACCGAAGAAGCCGCCGATCCATTCCAGGGTAATCGTCATACCGAGCGCGGCCACGAACTGGAAGGAAAGGCAGGCGAGTTCTATGTCGCGCGCACCGGTGCCGAACTGGAGCAAGTAGCGATCATCCTGAACCACGGAATAGGCTACTCGCCGGATGCCCTTGTCGGCGTCGACGGACTGGCTGAGATCAAGACTAAGCTCCCTAAATTCCAAGTCGGGGTGCTCCTAAGTGGCGAAGTTCCGAAGGAGCACATTGCTCAGTGTCAAGGCGGCCTGTGGGCTTCAGAGCGCGAGTGGATCGACTTCATCAGCTACTGGCCCGGCATGCCTCTGTTCATCAAGCGCATGTACCGCGATGAGGCGATGATTCGGACCATCGCCGAGCGGGTAAAGACCTTCTACGAAATCATGGAAGAGCGCATGGAGCGCGTCATGGGGGTGGCAGCATGATCCCCATCGACTACCGCACACGTCATCCGCTGGAAGATCGTCGAGAGCAACTGGCCGGCCAGGTTGAGCAGTACCTGGCCAGCGGCGGCCACATCACTGAGCTTCCCGGATTCGTCGAGCGAATCCCCTTCCCGTCACGGCAGGTTGTCACGCCGACTCCGAAACCACCCAGCCGACGGGAAGCGCCCAAGAAGCACCGCATCACCATCGAGGAAGAGGCGAGGCTGATCGAACTGATCAAGGTAGCCGCCGAACTCGGCCAGTCCCGAACCCAGGCCAGGGAAACCGCCGGCATCGGCAAGATGCTGTTCATGGCCCTGTGCTTCGAGAACAACATCGTCTTTCCGGATGTCGCAGAACTGGCAAAGTCGAAGTCTGACAAGATGGCCGAGGCGCGTCGGGCACTGGTGCCCAAGATCGAAGCCTACGCCCATCTCGGGGTTGCGACCTGTGCTATCCGCTGCGGCGTCAGCGAGACCACGGTGCGCAAGATCGCCCGCGAGTTCGGCATCACGCTTGGCCGAGTTGACCAACCACTAGTCACGCCTCCCTGTCACGAACACCAATTCGCCCTCCGCTGCACCGCGGCGCGGCGGAGCTTTGTCTGGAGAAACCATGAGCTACCAAGACTTCGTCGCCCGCAAGCTGGAGACGATTGCACCGGCAGGCCTTAAATCCCCATTCACGCTGCCCAATTCGCTGTTCCCGATGCAGCGCGATCTGGTGTCATGGGCCTTGCGCCGGGGCCGCGCGGCGATCTTCGCCGACACTGGCCTGGGCAAGACGCGCATGGAGGTCGCCTTCGCCGATGAGGTCTGCCGCCGTACCGGCGGCGACGTGATGATCCTCGCGCCGCTTGCGGTTGCCGCGCAGACGGTAGCCGAGGCGGCGAAGATGGGCATCACCGTCACCCACTGCCGCGAACCCGAGGACGTGATGCCGGGGATCAACATCACCAACTACGACCGCCTGCACAAGTTCGACCTGTCGCGCTTCATGGGTGTGGTTCCGGACGAGTCATCGGTGATCAAGCACCATACCGCCAAGCTGTTCGATCAGTTGGTCGAGGCCTGCCGCTTCATTCCTTACCGGCTCTGCGCCACGGCCACCCCAGCGCCGAACGACTGGACCGAACTCGGCACCCATGCCGAATTCCTCGGCATCTGCACCCGCGCCGAGATGCTCGCCGAGTTCTTCGTGCATGACGGCGGAGAGACGCAGACCTGGCGCCTCAAGGGTCATGCCCGCCACCTGTTCTGGCAATGGGTCAGCCAGTGGGGCGCCTGTGTGCGCAAGCCGTCCGACCTTGGCTATGAAGACACGCTCTACCAACTGCCGCCGCTGATCGAGACTGAACACCTGGTCGAGACTGACGACTGCAACCTGATCGAGGACGGCATGCTCTTCGCCCTGGAGGCCAGCAGTCTGATGGAACGCCGTGCCGCACGTAAGGAAAGCCTGGCGGCCCGGGTACAGGCCTGCGCCGCGCTGGTTAATGCCGACGACGAGCCCTGGATCGTATGGGGCGAGTACAACGCTGAGACCGAAGCACTGGCCAAGCTAATTCCCGGCGCAGTAGAGATTGCCGGACCGGACAAAGCCGAGGACAAGGAACGGCGACTGGCCGACTTCGCCATGGGCCGCATCCGCGTGCTGATCACCAAGCCGAGCATCGCCGGCTGGGGTCTGAACTGGCAGCACTGCGCGCGCATGGCCTTCGTCGGCGTGTCGGATTCCTTCGAGGCCTATTACCAGGCCGTTCGCCGCTGCTACCGCTTCGGCCAGTCCCGCGAGGTGCAGGTGCATCTGTTCAGCAGCCGGTTGGAAGGGGCGGTACTGGCCAACCTGCGCCGCAAGGAGCAGGACGCCCGCGCCATGGGCGAAGCCCTGGCCGCCGAAACCTCCGCCGCCGTCCGTGCCGCAATCGGTGGCAGCCAACGCCAAACCAACGACTACATCGCCAGCCGGCCCGTGAAAGCGCCGGCCTGGCTCAGGAGTGACGCCGCATGAAGTGCATCAACCAAGTCGACCGACCCGACTATTCACTGTTCAACGGCGATTGCGTGGATGTGATCGCTGGCTTGCCGGAGCGCAGCGTGGACTATGCGATCTTCTCGCCACCATTCTCCAGCCTCTACACCTACAGCAACAGCCCGCGCGACATGGGAAACAGCCGCACCGACGCAGAATTCTTCGAGCACTTCGATCACCTGGTCGCCGAACTGGCGCGGGTGATCAAGCCGGGGCACTGCGTCAGCTTCCACTGCATGCAGCTGCCCACCAGCAAGGAGCGCGACGGCTATATCGGCCTGAAAGACTTCCGCGGAGATCTGGTGCGCGCTTTCCAGCGGCACGGCTTCATCTACGCCAGCGAGGTGACCATCTGGAAGGACCCGGTGACCGCCATGCAGCGCACCAAGGCCCTCGGCCTGCTGCATAAGACCGTGCGCACCAACGCGACCATGTGCCGTCAGGGCATCCCGGATTACCTGGTGACGATGCGCGCCCCTGGAGAAGTACAGGACAAGGTGGCCCACGGCACCGATATCCCGGTGGACGAGTGGCAGAAGATCGCCAGCCCGGTATGGATGGATATCAACCCGAGCGACACCCTCCAGTTCAAATCGGCCCGCGAACACGACGACGAGCGTCATATCTGCCCACTGCAATTGGACGTGATCCGCCGCGGCATTCGCCTATGGACAGCACCGGGCGACGTGGTTCTGACTCCATTCCTCGGCATCGGCAGCGAGGCCTACTGCGCGGTGGAAATGGGCCGCAAGGCCATCGGCGTAGAACTCAAGAAATCCTACTTCGATCAGGCCGTGAAGAACCTGGATGCGCTGGCCGCCCAGCACGATATGTTCGCCACTGCCTGACATCTTCAACGACACCAAGGAGCCCGCAGCATGAACGACGTGGCGATCCTGTTCGCCCGCCAGGACAGCATCTACAAGACCTTGCCTGGCTGCGACGTTTTCGACATTGATCGGGACGCGAGGACGTTCGTCGGTGGGATTCCGGTGGTGGCGCACCCACCTTGCCGAACCTGGGGCCGACTTCGCCAGTTCGCCAAAGGGCGTCCTGACGAGAAAGCTCTTGGGCCTTGGGCGGTAGATCAGGTCAGAACATGGGGGGGCGTGCTTGAGCATCCCGCGGAAAGCACGCTCTTCAACCACTGCCATATGCCCCACCCCGGAGAGTTCCCCGACGAGTTCGGCGGCTGGACGCTGGAGATAGAGCAGTTCCACTGGGGGCACCGCGCCGAGAAGGCGACTTGGCTGTACATCGTCGGCTGCTCGCCGTCAGACATCCCAGCAATTCCGCGCCGCACGGGCAAGCCAACTCACTGCGTCAGACCTACCCGGAGCTATCCCAGGCTTCCGTCGATCACCAAGGCCGAACGGGAACACACGCCGCCGGCCCTGGCTGAGTGGCTCGTTGAACTGGCGCGCCGCACCGTAAAGCACAGGCTCAGCGCCTGACCTACCCCACTCCCTGCCATTGCGCCACCCGGCGCGAGGTTACCCCATGCCCCTCGACGAATCAGCCGTTCAGAGCGGTATCACCGAGCTGATCGCGAACCCGCACGCGCATTACCAGGCCCAGTTGGAGGAAGCCCTGTTCCACGAACGGGCCTTGGACCTGATCAGGCGCCTGAAGGTCTATGCCGACCGCAGCGCTTCACCGATAGCCCATGAACTCTGCGTTGAAGCGACTGAGTTCGTGGCCAAGCATACGAGGACTAAACCATGACCATGGCAATGGAACTGATCCGCCACATCGCCGGACTCTACAGCGGCAAGGCCTTCAAGGGCGACCTCACCCAGATCTACATCACCGGGAACGAAATCTGGATGGCACAGCAGATTCTTGCGGAGCAGGCAGAGGGCGTGCAGGGGGAGCGGGAACGCTTCGAGGTTGAGATGCTGGAACTTTGCCTTCCTATCGAGCGTGATAGCCACGGGGCGTATGTCAGCGACCACGTTCGGCATCTTTGGAGCGGCTGGGAGTTGCGCGCCGCCCTGGCGCAACCCTCCCCGAAGTGCCCCGTTTGCAAAGACAGCGGGATCATGGGGCATTCCGATCTATGCGTGGCTTGCGCGCAACCCTCCCCGGTGCCGGACCAATCCGAGGTTCAGCTCGGAATGGCTGAGCTGGAGCGGCCTGATGTGGTGGCGTGGCTTGTGACTGGCGTGCATCCGAACCATTCCGCGCCGCATGCGGCAGTGGATCGCAACGGTCAGAGCGCCAGAGCGCTTGCCGACCACTGGGCAGAGCGCGGCTGCGCGGTTGAGATCATGCCGCTGATGACTGTCGCCCAGCATGCTCGCGCGGTTGCAAAGTGGGCAGACCTGTTCGACCGTGCACAGGATAGCGCCAACGCAGCCCGGGCCAAGGTGCCTGAACTGGAGCGGCCGGAGGCGCTGGATTTCAAACCGTGCCATCACCACGCCGAGAAGATTCGGCAGCGAGTAGAAGAGGCGGCCAGCGTATACGAAGCCGGCGGAAGTGCTCTCGGGTACATGGAGGACATTGCCGAATCCGCGCTCATTGTCCGCAACGGCTTGGATGAACTGAGCGCCCAGCACGACCGCATCGTCGAGGCGCTGCGGGCGGACTTGAGCACTCTCATAGAAGTCCGAAATGGACTGGTTGAAGAAATCGGAGAGCTTCATTCCGAATTGGCAGATGTACGCGAAGAGCGTAACGCCGCCCAGGCCAAGCTCGACGAGTTGGAGAAGCAGGAGCCGGTGGAAGAGTGGAGACCGGTTGTTGGCTTTGATGGACACTATTCTGTGTCGTCTTTAGGAAGACTTCGCTCTGATAAAACAGGGAAGTACCTTAGCCTCAATTCGCTAATGGCGAGCGGCTATGTGAAAGCAAGTTTGCACAGGGACGGGGTACGGGAACAGACATCAGTTCACCGTGTCGTTGCCAAGGCATTTCTGGATAACCCGGAAGGACTTGATGAGGTTAATCATCTCAACGGAGACAAGACAGACAATCGGGTGATTAACCTTGCGTGGTGCTCTCGTAGCGAAAACGTCGACCATGGATATTACCAACTTGGGCATCTTGTTCATCCAGTGAAGGCAATTCCGGCCGAAGGGAATGGACCTGTTCTTATTTTCTCATCCATCGAACAAGCTGTCGCTAATGGGTTTACATCGCGGAATATCTACGACTGCTTAGTTGAAGGATATAGGGTTCATGCCGGCCATCATTGGCAGAGCATGAGGAGTGATCAGGTCGCCCAGGCTGGGCAGGTGCCGGAGGGCTACATGCTGATTACCCAGGACCAGGTAGAGCGCCATGCGACGACTGCGTGGGAATGCCCTCCGCAGAGCCGCGTTGTTCTGGTCAGCACCCTGAAGCGACTGCACGAGAAGAACGGCGCCGCGCCCCAGCAGGGAGGTGGCGCATGATCCGCATTGCATGCACCGCCCTGACCGGGCGCATCATGTCCGGCCGCGTGAACAAGGCCGGCGACTCGTTCACCGGCACCCCGAAGGACGTGACCAGCGACGTGCTCAAAGCCGTGATCGACAAGCTGAAGCACCATGGCGGCAGCTTCGATATCACCTGCGATGGCGCTGTGGTCGCCACGCTTCGGCTGGAAGAGCCAGCGCAAGGAGGTCGTGATGAATGACGTGAAGAAGATCAGCCCAGTAGGAAGTATCCACGGCTGGGAGGAAAGCGAGTTCGGCGAATTCGTTCTCAGCGAGGATTACGACGCACTCGAAGCCGAGGCCCAGGCGCTCAGGGATCAGGTCAAAGCCCTGCAGTCCGATGCCAACAGCTACCAGGCCGGCTATGACGAAGGGCGCCGCATGGGCACCAAGCACCGGCAGAGTGAGGTAGAGCAGTTGATGCGCGAGGTTGAAGCCCTGCGCGCAAGGGTCGCGGAGCTGGAGGCTGAAGTCGAAGATGCGGACGGGCTTTCCAAGCGACTTGGAGAACTGCTCAGCGAGATCACTATCATCATTCGCGGGCCGGAGCCTGAACTCACGCGATGGGGATATTCCGACTTACCACTACGTGTAAAGGCGGTCGTCGAGGAAGTCGCAGCCCTGCGCGCACGGGTGGTGGTTCTCCCCAGCGTCGATAGCGTCATGAACATCGTCATGCGCTACCAATGGAACGAGAAGACTAACGTCACCGGCACTACGAACTGGGCTGCAAACCTTGGTATGAAGGTCGTCGATGAGGTCAAGCGCCTCAACGGCAAGGTGGTGAGCGAGGGGCTGTTGCGCAAATGGCTCGAACTGATGGAGCACGGCGATTTCAGAGAAGGCCATTGCATGTGCGGATCGGCAGTCGATTCCCATGGCATTGGTGACGGTCATTCGCCTGTAGATGCTGGCGAGTACTACGCCGGCCAAGTGATGGAAGAGCTGCGCTCCCTGCTCGAAGAGGGGAAGGAGGTGGGCGATGAGTGAGTCATACATCACCGATCTTTCTGCAGAGTCAGTGCGTGTTCTGCTCTCCAAGCCGATCATGCAAGAGCTAGCTGATGGAGTTGTAATGCGTGCGCCCACCGTCTTTGACATCAGGCTGGCTAGCAAGTCAGCCTGCACAGACGAAGATCGCGAATTGCAGCTCTTCGCAGCGTTGACAGGGATTGCAGTGATCGATCTTGAGCAGTTCCTGCTTTCGGACTATCAGCGACTTCAGCATGGATACTTCCTGATGGTCAGCGGAAGGCCAGAGAAGAATGAGGCTGCCGATGAGTGAACTTAAGCCGTGTCCAATGTGCGGCGGCGCTGCTTTCGTCGGGCCTCTGACTCGCAAGCGCTGGTTCTGCGAATGCGAGGAATGCGGCGTGTCCATGATCTCGCAGAACGACAAGCAAGCCGCGATAGACCAATGGAACCGCCGCGCCATCCCCGCCGACCAGGTGCTGGTGCCGATTGATCTGTTCAAGCGCTTACTCGCCCACATCGAGTACGACGCAGCTGGCGCCCCGAGCGAGTCCACGGCATCCGATATCTCCGACGAGCTCCGCGCCCTCCTCCAGCCCTAACCAAGCCGGCTCATAGAAGCTCATAGCCGGCTCATATCCCCTTAACTGCACACCCGTATGGGAGGCATCATCGTGCCTGACGAAATTTCCTATGAATCCGAACTGGCCAGCAAGTGCCAGGGTGCCGCCCAGTGCCTTAGCTACAGCGGCCCGAAGCATGAGGCCGAGGCGAAGCATGTCCTGCATGAGGCATCGCACATGCTGGACAGCCACGCGGTTCGCGTACACCAGAAGCGCGATGGCCTGCTGATCATCAATGCGCGCGGCAAGTCCCGGTTCATGACATGGCGTGAGCGTCTGGCCCGCTGGCTACTGAAAGGTGCTTTGGAGATTCGGCCATGACCGACATTCGAGAAGAGTTTGAAACGTACTGGAAAGCCGACGAGCAGGAAGAACTCCGGAAATCCTGCGCTAAAGGCTGGGCTGAGCGTATCTGGCAAGCAAGTCGCGCGGCCCTGAAGGTGGAGCTGCCGGATAACTCGGCTCGCGCTGGTAGTGATCCTATCAGGACGGCTACTACGCCTGCCGCGAAGAAGTGGAAGAAGCCCTCCAGCAAGCCGGAATAGAGGTGAAGCAGCAATGACCGACAATCCTATCGATGCCAAGGTGCTTGAGCACCTGCGAAAGATTCAAGGCTCTACCGCATGGGCAATGCGACACGCCATAGGCGAGGACAGGCCGACGATAAGCAAGGCTCTGAATCGGCTCAAGCGCAAAGGGCTTGTTGAGTGCAACGGAACTCCCTACTGGGTGGCAACCGGACTACGAGGTACGCACGCATGAACGACCTCACCAAGCTGAAGGAGCTGGCGGAGCGGGCTTCTGCGCTGCACGGAACCCCCAGTCTCGAACACTCTGCGGCCATCACTGAGTTCCGCAGCGCCGCCAACCCCCAGGCCATCCTCGGGCTGATTGCCGAAATCGAGGAACACGACGGGATTCTGAACGTTTGGCGCGGGCGCACTCAGCGAGCCGAAGCGGAAGCAGAACGGCTCAAGGCGGAGAACGAGGCGCTGCGCGAGAAGCTGAACGACTGCGCCATCTCCCTGCATGGCGAGATGCTGCAGAAGTACGGCGGACAGATGCCCGAGGACATGCACCCAGTCACCAGGCGCAACTACGACCGCGACATGGCGGAGGTGGAGGAATACCGGGCAGCCCTGGAAGGAGGCGCAGATGACCGACCGTGAACTGCTGGAACTGGCGGCGAAGGCGGCCGGCATCGAAGGAAAGCACTTCGAAAGCGAGAACGGCATCCACATCCACACCGGTATCTACCGGCCCGGGCTCGACTACTACTGGAACCCGCTGATCAGCGATTCCGAGGCGTTTCGGCTGGCCGTTGATCTCCAGCTCTGCACGTCCACCGGCGAACTGGTCTGTGCTGCAAGTTGGCCTCCGCATTCAGCGTGGTTGCATGAGGTTGTCGAGAAGCATGATGGCGATAAGCGCGCAGCTATGCGCAGAGCCATCACCCGTGCCGCGGCCGAGATCGGGAGGCAGATGGAATGAGCGATCCACCCTGCCCTCCAAATCGTCACGTCTGGATCTTCTCCACACCCTGCATATTCGCTGCAGCAAGTGCGGTGCCATCGGCCAGCGGTGGCCGTCCCGGGCTGAGCGCGCCGAGTTCATCCGCGGTCGCTGGTTCTACCTGCAGCCCAAGTTCTGATCACCATTCCACCATCGCCGCACCAGCGGCGCGATGAGGTATTGCCCATGGAGCCAGAAATTATCCATATCCCGGAGGTGGCCAGGCTGCTCGGGAGAACTGAATCGTCTATCCGCAGCGCAATCCAGGCACGTCCGGATTGGCTTCCGCCGTACTTCAAACAGGGGGTTCGGGTGTGCTGGAGGCTGGAGACGGTGCGCAAGTTCCTGCGCGAATACGAGGCGGGAGAGCACAAGGCTCCGAAAGTTGGTCGGCCACGACGTGATCCGCCGCGGCTGCTGAAGATAGGCTAGCCGAGTTTGTCGGCCAGATCATGAGGGGAAAGGTGGGTGTAGCGCTTGAGCATGGCCAGCGTCTTGTGGCCGGTGATCGCGGCAACTTCCATCATCGAGAAACCCCGCTCGAAGAGGCGGGACGTGGCTTCGTGGCGCAAGTCGTGGAAGGTGAGGTCCTTTACGCCAGCAGCCTCGCAAGCCTTGGGGAAGTAATTGCTGACGGTATTCGGCGCCAGGCTGAACACCTTGCCGTCGATCCGCGCCGGCAGGGACTTGAGCAGTTCGCGTGCGCGGGAGGACAGCGGCACAGACCGACGCTCTCCGTTCTTCGTGTCCTCCAGGATTGCCACCTTGTCGCGTATCTGCTCGCGGCGCAACAGAAGCAACTCCGACCGGCGCATGGCCGTATCTGCCGCCAATTCGATAATCACGGGCAGTTCAGGGTGAAGCTTCGCCGCTTCATCATAGAGCTTACGCAGTTCTGAGGTAGTCGGCCGACGCTCTCGCGCCTTGCTGCCCTTTGGCATGCGAAGGTTCTTGCAGGGGTTGGTCAGCCCTTCCAGTCGCCATTCCTTCGCCGCCACGGTGTAGAGGTGACTGATAATTGCCAGGTTCAGACGAACGGTAGCGGGCGAAGCGCCAGCCTTGAATCGTTCATCCCGGTACTCGGCCAGGTCGGAAGGGGTTATTTCTCCAAGCGCCTTGTCGGCGAGCGGGTGCTCAAGCCAGCGCTTGATCCGAACACGCTCCTGGTCGGCGCCTTTCTTGTGCTCGGTAACCTCCTCCTGATACTGCCTCAGGGCTTTGCCGAGCGTGGTCCGCATGGCTGCTCTGGTATCGACGAAGCGCGAGCGCGACATGTCGCCTTCGATTTCAGCCGCCCAGCGCTGGGCCTCGGCCTTGGTATCGAAGGTCGCGGAAAGGGTGGGGTGTCCTTTGCGGCGAATCTGCGCCCGCCAGGCGCTGCCGCGCTTTTCGTAGTACGCCAT